GACAGGGCCCAGGCGGTGAGGGTGGGCCAGGACAGGCCGGCTGCTGTGGCGGTGGTGATGTCGGCGAGGGCGACGAAGCCGCTCCCGCCGATGTAGATCACGGGCTGGCTCTTGTGCTTGAGCCCGGCTACCGCAGCGGTGGCGGATACGGCGGCGAGCGCACCGTAGGCGAGCGCGGGGCCGAGTCCGCCCTGGGCGAGGCCGAGGGTGGTGAGGGTGGTGGTGGCACCGAGTGGTGCGAGTTCGTAGCGGCGGCGGGATACCCACTGGCTGCTGGTGGCGAGCCACATAGCGCAGCGCCGCCACAACCCGCCAGGTGACGACGACGACGATGACGACGATGACGGCGCGATGGGCCTGGTCAGCCGGTACGTCGACGGCTGCGCGGTCGTCGTCGTCATCGGGTGCGGGGTGTACAGGGGCAGATCAGGCATGGGTGGTGGGCCTTCTGCGTGGCGGTGGCGGGGGCAGGTCAGGGGTCGAACGAATGCGGTGGCGTGTACGGCTAAGACTTCTGACGGGCTTCGCGCAGGTACCGCTTGGCTGTGGCCAAGCTGACCCCGAGCTCTTCCCTCACCTGCTCCGAGGTGATCCCCCGGTCCTGAGCCAGGAGCTCAACGACCTGAGCCACGGCCTTGACGCGCTGAGCCGACTGGCCACTCAGGTGCGCCGAGAAGCCGAACGGCTCGGCCTCGGGCGCATCGGTCGGAGCCTTAGGCTCAGATGGCGTGGCCTGCACGGATACGGCGCCGAGCCTTCCAGCCGAGGGGGCGGGCTCAGCGAGATGAGCTATGGGCTCGACAGGCTGAGCCGTCAGCTCAAGAGGCTGAGCAGTGGGCTCAAGGGGACGGCGGCGGGTCAGCTCTCGGGTCTTGTCCTGACGCATGACCTCGATGTCGAAGTCGGTGGAGACCTCGGCTATGAGACGTTCGGCGCGCATGCGCTGTTGCCGCATCCGGATGTTGTGTTCGCGTTCCTCGAAGACCATGCCGCGTTCCATGCGGGCAAGCTTGTGGAGTTCGTCGTGGGTGAGGGCAGCTGGGTCGCGCATGTCGGCAAGAGCCAGCGCCCAGACGACCTTCGCGCCGAACGGTAGGAAGGGGCCTGCTGCGGCCATGGCGATGGAGTCGCGGGCGATGCCGTGCGATGCGAGGAACGCGGCGACGATGAGGAGGGTTGCCCACCCGAGGGCGGGGACGATCCAGGTGCGGTTGGCGATGCGGAGGCCGCGGGCTTCGGCGATGATGACGGCGCCCCAGACGATGTCGGATCCGGCGGCGACGGTGAAGCCGATCAAGCCGGTGCCGAGGAGGTCGACGAGGCTCCATGTGGTCCAGGCCAGGGATGCGAGCGACAGGAAGGCTGCTGGGTAGAGGAGCGTCGAGCTGTGCCGTTTCTGTGTGGTGGTCACTGTTCCTGTCCTTTCTGTGAGAGACGGGTGGTCTTGATGATGCTGACGACGGCCCAGGCGGATACGGCGATCACCACGGCGGTGACCGCCAGCGTCACGGCGATGCTGGCCATGGCTGCCACGAGCATGGGTCCGAGGACTACGGCCCCGGCGACCGTGCCAGCGCCGACGCCGGCGCCCAGTGCGAGTCGCTGCACTGTGCGGTCCGGCGGTGCGTGGTGGATGTGCACGACCTGCGGGATCTGCTGCTCGGTCAGCTGCTGCGCTTGGTGCACGGGCAGGTGCGGTGGCTCGACCGGATCGGGTAGGCGGTTGTTGAACTGGTAGCGCTTGGGGGTTTTCAAGGCGGTCTCCTAAGCGCGGGCGGTCCGGGTGCTGGGCCTGTGGGTGCGTGCTTGGTGTGCGATCCAGGTGAGGCCGGCGAGTAGGAGTGCTGGGCCGGGTTGGTCGGCTGCGGCTTGTGCGATGCCGTTGATGGTGGCGAGGAGGAGGCCGGCGGCGAGTTTGGTGAGGGTGGTGACGGCGCCGGGGTTCATGGCGGCGAGGACGATGAGGGAGGCGTAGAGGAGGTGTTTGATGAGTGGGTTGGGGTGGCGTCGCATGGCGGGTCTCCGGGGCGGGGTGGCGGGTGGGTGCTGGCTCGGTTCTCCTCACCGCAGGTGCGGGACCTGCGGATCGGACAGCCGTCAGCGGCCTTCGCTCTCCTTCAGGTAGGCATTGGCGGTCTTCGTCGACACCTCCAGGCAGTTGGCGATGATGGTGCTGTCGGCCTTCGGGTTGACCTCGCGGATGGCCTTGGTTCGGCGGATGTGTTCGGTGTGACGCACTGGGTTGTCAGGCTCGGTCTTGCGGTTGAACAGGCCCATCGATCTCTCCTTGGGTTTGGGTCGCCCGACGCTGGTTCGGGCGGATCGGGCAGCCGGTCAGCTGTCGCGCTCGCCCCGCCACTCCCGGAGCTTTGAGATGACCAAATCGCCGCGTACGCGGGCGATCTCATCTTGATCGGTAAGGTGTTCGGTGGTGTTGGCCACCTCCTTCTTTACGCAGACTCCCGCTGCCCGGTAGGCCTGGGCTGATGCTTGGTCGAACTCGTCGTGGTTGCTGGCCATCTGTGGTTCCTTTCGTTGGGTTGGCCGGGCCGCGGTGCTGGTCGCGGCCCGGCCGGTCTGTGTCAGAACGGCTGTTCGTCGTAGTCCCCGGGCGGCGGTGGCGGGAGGGTCATGGAGAAGGTGACCGTGTAGTCGCCGTCTTCCTCCAGCTCGATTTCGCTGCCGGTCTCGGGGTTGATCTGGGCCATGACGGATTCCTCAGTTCTGTGGGGTGTGGTCGACCATGGCGGCGAGGATGGCCATGGCTACGCGCTGCCTGTCATCCCCGGCGCGCTTGCACAGCCGGTTGGCGTGGCGGTCGTTGCCCTTGGCGAGGGCTTTCCCGGCTGCGTCGATCTCCGCTCCGGTCGCGACTACTCCGGGCTGGGGCTGAGTCCTGCGGAACAGGCCCATGACGGGTTCCTCTCGGTCGGTCGGGTCGGGTGGTGCGTGCCCCGGGCCGGATCGCCCGGCGGCCTCGCGCCTGGACCGGGGCTGTCGTGGTCAGTGGGTGAGCTCGTGGAGTCGGGCTGCGGCTGCTTGCGCGGCGGCGAGGTCGGCAGCTGCCTGTGCCCGTGCGGCCTCGAGGGCTGCGATGGCGGCCTGGCGTTCCTGCTCCGGGGTCATGAGGTCACCTCGCTGTCGCCCGGCTTGATCGGGTCGAGGTCCTTGCCCTCGTCGCACCAGTCACACCAGGTGCTCATGCGGCCACCTGCTCGGTGGCGGTCTGCAGGCGGTGGCCGATACGTCCGGGTGTTACGACGATGCGGGCCATGCGCAGGCGGGGTACCTCGTCGTGCAGGACGGCGATGGTGATGGTGATGAGTCCGTCGGGGCGGATGTGGTCGATGGTGGCGAGGTTGGCTACGGCGTCGCAGCCGGGGATGGAGTGGAGCCGGTGGACGGCGCCGGGCTCGAACGGGGCGGGGGTGGGCTGGTGGTTCACTGCTGCCCCCTGGCCGCGCGGATGTCGTGGAGGGTGGCGCCGAGGTTCTGTGCGGTCTGTACCGCGTGCTGCATGGTGTGGAGGGTGACGCTGTCGGGTGTGTGCTGGTGGTCGTCGCAGGCGGTGGCTGCGGTGTGGATGGCTTGAGCGCGGGTGCTGGGCTGCGGCTTGGATGCGCCGCTACGATCACGCATGTCATTCCTCCTGGTGAAGTCAGGCGGTCTGGCTGGCCCTGGTCGGTGTGTGGAAGCCCGACCGGGGCCACTTGCATCAGCAGCATGGACTGCTTGCCCCCGAGCGTATGCCATGACATACAATAGGGCAAGTGGCCCGCCGAGAAGAGGAGCGGGCATGGATGACGACGCCACCGAGGAGGCGCAGAAGGTGTTCGACTCACTAGACCAAGTCGAGGCGATCGAGGACCCGGTTGAACGCGCCGTGGCGATCAGCGAAGTGCTGACCGACCACAACGAGCGCGCACCGCGTCTCCGGGACCTACGCCGCCAAGCCGTCCTAGCGATGCGCGCCGAAGGCATGTCGTATCGGAAGATCGCGTCACGGCTGAAGGTCTCTCTCGGAGCCGTGCAGAACATCGAGCGCGGCCATGCGGGCGCCTGGGGCACCAAGCCCAGGACCAAGCCAGGCGAGTAGCAAGAAGGCCGAGCGGTGTGTCACCACCACTCGGCCGTGATCGGCAGGGCAGCCCGCAGATCAATAGAACCAACCCGTGCAAGGAAGGTCCGCTCAGTGAGCGTACAGAACGTCCCCGAGGATGGAACACCCGAGGGCGCGAGTCCGACCGGACGTGGTTACTGGTTCACCCCGGTGCCCGTCTACCTCCTCGATGCCGTGTACGACCCAGCCAGCCCAGTCAACGCACCGGCCGTGATCCTGTGGGCCCACATCCATCGGCACTACGCATGGCGGGAAAGGATCTTCCCTTCCTGCGCCAAGCTGGCCGAGGAGACCGGGCTGGGCGAGCGCACCATTGCGCGACTCCTCCAGACGCTCCGGAGCGCTGGAGCCCTTACGTGGGACGCCGGGTTCAGCTCTAAGGGGCGCAGTAGCAACCGGTACGCCATGGCGCCGTTCAGGCCGTTCGAGTTCGACCGTGATCCATCACAGGTAGTGCCTGCCAAATCTGTCAGCCATCAGGGAGAGCCAGCCAATGATGGCAGCCACCACCCTGCCAAGGGTGGCAACCACCCCTCTGCCAAAAATGGCAGAGGAAAGAAGAGCAGGTCTTATCTTGAGAGCACAGAAGAACCTCTCTCTCCTCCTGCTCCAGAGCAGCGGGCTGCCGAGCCCGCACCGGCCGACGAGGAGAGAGAGACCGAGGCTGCGCCCGACAACGACAACCGCGAGGCGACTGCGGCGCAGCGCGTTGTCCGTGCTGCTGGCATCCTCACCGAAGCGGAGGAACAGCCGTTCATCGACTGGGCCACCATCACCCATCGGCCTCGTGGTGGGGCGTGGTGGCGGACTGTGGCCGCGAACGGTGACCTGCCCGACCTCGTATCCGCCTACCGTGCCGAGCGCGCCCCCACAGTGGCCCCTGAGCGGCCCGCGCTGGCGCCGTGGTGCCGGGACATCGACTGCTCCGAGATCGACCGCATGCGCTCCGTCTGGAGCGACGACGGATTCGAGCGGGTCACGCCATGCCCGAAGTGCCATCCGCGGGCGATGGCAGCCGCGTAGCCAGCCGGCCGTGGACCAACCGAGAGGAAGGATCAGACCATGCAGAACGACGACGACGATGTGATCATCGAACTGGCGCCGGAGGAGTTTCGTACCGCAGCCCAACGCGCTCTCGCCGAGCTCGGCCTGACCTATGCCGAACTGCGCGAGCAGGCCCGCCGCCGGGACTTCAGCAGCGCGCAGGCGCACGTCCTGTGGGTGTCCATCGGCGACACCATCGACCTGCCCTAGGCCCGGGCGCAGAGGCCGTTTGCTGCGCGGATCGGGGGGAAGACACAGACCCACGCTGACTCAAAGGGAGGACGTCAACGCTATGCAGATGGACAACGGCGGCAAGCACGCCCGCCCACCCAAACCCCCGGACGACGAGAAGCCCAAGCCGCACCCGAACGGAGCACAACCTTGAAGATCGAAACCGGCAACGTCATCAACCTCACCGCCTGCGCCCCTGACTGGGTCGTCGCCTTCAACCTCGGCGGAGAAACCGGAGAGGTCATCTGCCCCGTCATCGGATGGGCCACCGTCGTCGAAGCGCACCTGACCGACGGCACCACCTCGACGGCCGTTCAGCCCGCGTTCCTGTGGGGCGACATGGTCTGGACGCCGTCCGAGCTGCGCGAGCACACGCCCGGCCTCGGCTCCGTCGAGATCTACGCCCGCGAGATCACCCGCTCCGTACCGGAGCTGATCCAGCCGTGACTGCTCCAGTAGGCGACTTCCCGCAGCGCCATCCGCGGGAAGGCGAATGCGCGAACCTGTGGGCGCGTGGGGAGCGTCCGACACAGCATCCTGATCCGGACGGGGACCCGGCAGAGGATCAGCTCCGGCCGACAGCGGAACTCTGACCGGAGCGCAGCAGAGCCCCCGCCCGGGGAAGCGGCGGGGGCTCTGTGCTGACCGGGACAAGGCTACGGGCCGCCGGCCTGCGACACGCCTTGTACGAGCTGGCCAACAGCGCTGAGAACTCCCTGCCCGAAATCGGTGGGCGCGACCAGTACGCCGAATACCAGGACAACGACTACCGTCAGCTTCTCGTCGAGCCGGGTCCGCGCTTCCGTCTTCCGCAGCAGCCGCAGCATGATGATGGCGGCCAGCAGAACCGCCAAGTTGATGGTCAGCACTGGGTCAGCCTAGGTGCCGCTGCCGTGTCGGCGTTGTGCTGCAGAGCTCGGGTCCAGCCTGCTCGCGCGAGGCGAGTGGGGTCTGGTCCGCTCACGCGAGGAGAGCAGCACTGCGAGTGATGGTGACGTTGTAACCATCACGTCCGGCCCGCGCGCGAGGCGATGGCACTGGTCAGGACAAGGCCACACGCGGGGCATCCGCCGTCAAGCCGGTCCGTCGAGGGCGCAGATGGTGGGACACGGAGACGGAACGCTGTACTCATGGGTGCACTCGGCGCAGGACCCGTACTCATCCCGGTGCAGCTCGCGGACGCGGCGGACGTTGGCGCTGGCTGCGGCGAGCATCTCAGCGAGTTGGATTTCGTCGAAGCTGGCGAGGAGGGCGCGGGCGGGCTCACTCGCCTTGTCGTAGGCGCTCAAGTTGTTGTCTTCCAGTTGGGGCCGCGGAGCGTGGGCGGCACGTTGGCGAGCGCCATGCGTGCGATCGGCTCCCAGATCGCGTCGGGCATCTGGAAACCAGGGCCAGGTGCGGGCCGTTCCGGCGGGGCGGGCTGGTCGAGCCCGGCGAGCTGCTCCGTGGTGATGCCGTACCCCTCGGCAAGGTCGAGGAGTTCGGGGCACTCGTTGAGGTTGTCGGTGTACGGCATGCCTTGGTCGCCGTAGGTGCCGCAGCCCTTGCAGGCGGGCTCCCAGTACACGTCGGGGTCGAGCTGGTGCCGGGCGAGGATCTTCCGGTCGGCCGCGCAGCGGCGCAACACCGCGGCCGGATCGTGGAGGGCGATGTGCTCGGCCGCGAACAGGCCATCGTAGGCGCCGTTCCACTTCTTGCGGCTGATCTTCCGCTTCATATCCGGGTGCGGGTCGTCGACGACCAGGATCCGCCCGTCGGTCGGCTCGTCGCCGTCACGGAACGACCAGTGCGGCGAGGGCGGGTGGCAGCCGCACAGCGCGGCAGCCTTCCGTGCGGCGTCCTCTGTTGCGTCGATCTGCCGGGTGAGCCAGCCATGCAAGTCAGGCATCGGGTGTCTCCTTGGCCGCCGCCGCGCCGCTGATCTTTCCGTTGATCTTTCCGTCCAATACAGCCTTCCCGACACCCGCATGCATGGCCTGCTCGACCGCCTCAGTGGCCTTTGTCGCACTGTCACCCGCTACGACACGCGACGCCGCTGCGAGGCCGATGACGACACCAGCGAGAAGCCACATGCCCTGATTGGACTCGTCGGGGTTCTCACCGATGACGGCTTGAACGTCGTCGGCGACGGTCTTGATGGTCTTGCGGATACGGGCGATCTGCGGATGCGTGGCGGTCATGGGGTCTCTCCGGGTGGTGGGAGTGGGCGGGTGTACAGGCGGACCAGTCCGAGTACAGGTCTTCCGGCCGTATCTCGGGCGGGTCGGGCCATGGCACGGCGGGCATCAGTTGGAGCGGGCGGCGTACTCATACATGCCGCCATGGTGACAGGCGCGGGTGCGGAGCGCCGATCGTGTAACGCGGTAGGGCCCCCACCCGAAGATGAGGGCCCATCCCTGAAGAGCCAAGCCCCGACCTGGCGCGGCACACCTTGCCACGTCGCGGCCAGCCGGACCGTGTTTGTTGTGCGTGCCGATCCTACCGTCACCACCCGCCGTGAATACATCTCTTCTTTCAGGGCGACGGTGTTGGGTTATATTCAGGTGGTGCCATCCGGTGCAGCTCGGCGTGGCGCTGCCTGCCAAGCCGAGGCAGTGGCTGGGCCGGTCCAGGCTTGCCTGGGCGTGGGCGCGGCAAGGCGGGCCTGGGCTTTTCAGGGTTGGTTGGGTGGATGGTCTACTCCGGGGTTCGAGTCCCCGGCACCCACGCACGAGGGCCTGACGGGCCATGTCACGCCGCGGCTAGGCGGGGCCAGGCTGGGCTTTTCAGGGATATCGGGTGGCCAGCAGTCACCGGGGTGCAAGACCCCGGCACCCACGCATCATGGCGCGCTTGGCCAAGGCGTCGCGCGCCAGGGCTGGGCGTGGCTAGGCCCGGTAGGCCAGGGCTTGGGATCCACCACACACACCACCGCCACCACGGAGGCAACGTGCAGTTCCGCATCACCATCACCGGCACCGCCGAACTCCTCATGCACAACGCCCGCCTCTCCAACCCCCTCGACCCCGCAGCCAAAGCCATGAAGGCCGTGTCATCGAAGCGGGTCAAGACCGACGACGACTACGAAGAGCTTGCCCGCCTCGAACACCTCGGCAGCCTGTACCTCGACCCTGATGTCGGCCCCTACATGCCCGGCCAGAACATCGAACGCTGCCTCGTCGACGCTGCGAAAGTCACCAAGTCCGGTGTGAAGGTCACCCGCGGCGTGTTCATCTCCACCAACATCAACCCCCTCGCCTACAAGGGCCCCCGTACCCCGGAGGACCTGTGGGGCGATGAGAACTTCCGGCACCTGGGATCTGTCAAGGTCCAGCAGAACCGCGTGATGCGATGCCGCCCCATGTTCCGGCAGTGGCGCACCGCAGCAGAAGGCACACTTGATACCCGGGTACTCTCCCTTGACGAGCTGCGGGGCATCGCCGAGACCGCCGGATCGATGATCGGCATCGGTGACTGGCGGCCCCGCTACGGCCGTTTCATCGCGGAGGTTGAGAAGCTGTGACCGCCAAGCCGAGCCGGGTCGAAGTCCTCTACGAGTTGTTCCAGCGCGTTGACCTTGTCACCTATGAGCAAGCCGGTGAAGCCCTCGGCCTGCATCCGGAGGAAGACCGCAAGATCATCCGGGATGCCATGAGGCAGCTGCGGAAGAAGCTCCTCGCCAAGGACGGGCGGGCACTGCGTGCAGTGACAAACGTCGGCTACCGAGTCGCAGCGTCCAACGAACACGTCACCCTGGCTCGGGAGCGGAAGAAGCGGGCCGGTATCCAGATGACGGATGGGCTGGACATCCTCACAGGGACTGATCTGGCCGGCTTGTCGTATGAGGCCAAGGAACTCGTGCTTGCCGAGAGGGCCAACTTCGCGAGGGCGGTTGACTACATCCGTTCGATGGAGCAGCGGCAGCAGAGGACCGAGGCGGCCGTCGAGGAGATCAAGGGCCAGGTGGACCGCACGGCGGAGGAGACTGCAGAGGTGAAGGCGCGTCTCTCCCGGCTGGAGGGTAAGGACGACGGGGATGCTGGGGTGCTGGCGCTGGTCCAGTAGGCTCCCCCGCATAGCGTGGCCCGGCGAGGTGCGGCGTGCCTGGCCTGGGCCCGGCGAGGCTCTTCAGGGATGGGCCCTCATCTTCGGATGGGGGCCCACTGCCATGCGGTGACGGCCCGGGAACGCAGGAAGGCCGCCCGGAGCTGGGGGCTCCAGGCGGCCGATGCCACACACGGGGGCGTGGTGGCTGTTCTCCCCACACGCAGCCTACTTCTTCGGCACCGCCCACTCAGCCGTGCCGCTGTCGCCCTCCGGCGCGTAGATGATCCGCTCAGGCCGCTTCCCTCCCGGCACCGGATACACCACATTGCCGCGCACGCAGTCACCAGCCTTCACCTCGGCATCGAACGGGTACTCAGGACGAGGGAAGTCGTCGTATGTCACGGAGGAGGGATCGATCCGCGACCCGTCGCTGTAGACCAGAGCCCACGGCAGGGATGACACCGTGACAGTGCCCTTGGTGGTGCACACCTTCAGTTCGAGGGCCGCCCAGACGTAGCCCTTGCTCTCGGTTCCGAACTCCTCTTCGGGCTGAATGCTGTTCTTGGCGACGTGCTGTTCGTATCCGATGACGGTGCTGCTGCCTGCGGCTGGCTTATATCCATCGCCACCCTCGTCTGCCCACTGCCATGCCTGGCCGAGGGCGAGCGGCTCGGCTGGCTGGCTCGGGGATGGAGTGGTGGCGGTGTTGCGGGCGTCGTCGCTGTTGTTGCTGCAGCTGGTGAGCAGCAGGCCTGCGGCTATCAGGATCGCGGCGGTGGTGGTTCGGGTGCGCATGGTCCCCTCCTGGTGGTGGTGTGGTGGTGGGCTGTGCCGGAAGGCTAGACGTTGAGGTCCCATACGGCAGTTCCGCCGACGAGTACGGCGATGAGGGTGAGGAAGCCGATGACGGCGGGTAGTGCGAGGCATCCGCACGGGCGGGGCCCGTCGGGCATCGGGGTCCTCCTCAGGTGTTGGTGATGCGGGTGAGGAGCCGCTGGGTGTCTGCTCGCAGTTTGATGGCGTCGGGGTCGGGGTCGTCCGTGAGCTGGTTGATGAGGGCGCGCATCCGTGCGGCGAGGCCGGTGGTGGTGTTGTCAGGGGTGGTGTTCAAGGCGGTGCTCCTTAGGCGGCGAGTGCTGTGGTGCGGGTGGTGGGCTGGTAGTCGCGGCCGAGTTCGAGGGCGATCAGCTGGGCGGCGCTGCGCACGATGACCGGGGCCGGTGCGGGCGTCTCGTCTGCGGGGAGCTGCACCTGGTAGGTCGCTCCGGTATGCCTCGTGTAACTGCGGATGCGGTCCAGGCGAAAACTGCGGGCTTCGCCCGACTCGCGGTCCATCGCCTTGATGATGATTTCTCCGGCCTTGGTGGTGACGATGGCGTAGGCCTCGATCGTGCGGATCGTCTCGACCAGGCGGCCGGTGCGGATGGTGCGGTGGACGGTGACGCCCTTGGAGTTGACGGCGAAGACCTGCCGGGTCTCTTCCCGCAGGTACGTGATCGTGGTGGGCTGGGTGCGGTCGAGGGCGCGGTAGAGGTCGGTGAGGGTGCGGGTGGTGGTCTGCTTGGCGGTGATCCTCATCGTTGCCCCCTCGGCTGCGGTTCTTCCTTACCCCTTAACTGTACATCGCGTCGTCGTGTACATCAAGGCCTGATGGTAAGGTTCTCCCTATGGACACAGATAAGGCAGACCACCCCATCGCAGAGGCCCGAGCCAACCTCTCCGAACTGCTCTCCGCCGTGCGCCTGCTGCGGCGCGGCTACTTCCTCACCAGCCGGGGCAAACGGCAGGCCGTGATCCACCCCGTGGAGCTGGGTGAACTGGTCGAGCAAGCAGGGGGCCCAGACAAAGCAGCGGCGATCCTGGCGAGCCACACGGCGGGGCGCCCGGTGGGCAGCAAGGAGAAGACCGCATGACCAGGTTGACGATGGAGCAGGTACGGGAAGCGGCCAGCACCGGCGGATGGAACGTGATCGCCGACGCGGGGAATCGACTGTCCGTCGGGCGAGAGCGGACGACCATGCAGGTGTCCTTCGCCGATGACGGCAGGTTCGTCCATGCGTCGATGACGGCGGGTCTGGACGGGATGGCTCAGGTCGTGATCGAACCGTTGGTGATCCCGGAATTGGTTTCGGTGTCCGCAGGGCAGTCCGGCCCGGGGAGCAGCGAGGAGCAGACCACATGAGCGCGGAGCTGATGGCGTTCCTGCGGGAACGACTCGACGAAGACGAGCAGATCGCGCGGGCCGTAGACGACCGCAGCGCACCGTGGGACGGGCAATGGGTTACCGATGGCAGCGATGCACTGCGGACCTTCAACGGGCACGTGCTGTTCTACGGGCACAACGGCCCGTTGAAGCCGGGCCTGGTGGATCACATCGCCCGTCATGATCCGGTACGGGTGCTCGCCGACATCGACAGCAAGCGGCGGATCATTAAGCTGCATAGCGTCGTGCACCGTGAGATCGGGTGGCTGGAGGACGGCCAGGAGGAGCACGACGAGATCCAGGTCTGCGGCCTCTGTGTTCCTAGGCACTCGCACTACCGACATCGTGAGGACGTGCCGGAGGGACCTTGCCTCACGGTCCGCCTGCTCGCTCTGCCATACGCCGACATGCCTGGGTACCAGTCGGATTGGGCGCTCGACGCCTGACCCGTGCCACACTGGGTTTGGATGGAGAAGCGCCCGGAAGATCACCGGGCGTTCCATGGGGGCCCGCGCGAACCCCGTGCTCCCGGGTTGGGTTGAACCCTGGGCCTCCGCCAGATGCTTTCTTCGCCCCACCCCGCACGCTCGGGGTGGGGCGTCGTGCTTCAGGCCGTCGGGTTGGCTGGCGCGTGCGTTGGCTGCTTAGGCGGCGGTGTCGGCCGCCTGGAATGCCCGGCCGCAGGCTTCGCAGTGGATGGCCGGTGGGCGCCCGTCTCCGCCTTCGAGGAGCAGGGTGCCGCCGCATGCGCAGGCCTGTTTCAAGGGTGCGGCGCGGCGGGCCAGGCCGAGGGCGTGCTCGACGCGCTGAGCGGCGGTGGCTGCGATGCCTGCGATGTGGTGGCGCTGCGCCCCGGTGAGTGGCGTGAATGGGCCGGGCTGGTCGTTGAGCCTCGCGGCGAGCCAGTGGGCGGCTTCGACTGCGGTGCGCTGCCCGATGTAGCGCCACCGTCGGGGGTCGGCCGCGTCCTGGTCGGCGAGCTGGTCACGCCGGGCCCGGTCCGCTTGCGGCCAGTCGGCCGGTGCGTGGCTCATCGCCGGGCGCTGGATTTGGGCGGCGGTCTGGTCGGCGAGGTCGACGAGCACGGTTTGGACGATGGTGATGGTGTCGATGACGTGCAACCTGACGGGGGCGTTGCGGTCGGCTGGGTCGTATTCCTCGAGGGACCGTAGGTAGTGGTTGAGGCTGGGTGGTGGCCATGCGTCGTGGGGCCGGCTGGTGCGGAGGGCGTGCAGATCAGCCCAGTGGGCGGCGATCAACTGCAGGTGCTGGGTGGTGGTCACGGTCGACTCCCGGGGTGCTGGTGGGGGCTACGGTGTGATCACCAGGGGGCGTGCCCGCGGTTTTGGCGGACGGTGGGCACGCCCCTGCCGCATGCTCAGGCGTCGGTGGCGTCGTCGGCGGGGGCCGGCCTGTAGCGGTCGGTGCGGTGTTGGCAGTCGCAGCTCGCGCCGGGGCCGCCTTGGCTGGTGCAGTGCTGGTCGGCGTCGAGCTGGTTGTCGGCAGCATGGGCGCAGCGGGCGCAGATCATTGGCCGGTCTCCTCGATCAGGTTGTCGATGGTGTGGTGGACGGGGATGCCCAGCTGGTGGGCGAGTGCGGTTTCGTGGTCGGCGCCGGGGCTGTGTCCGGGGATGCGGAGGACGGCGTCGGCGGCTTGGAGCCAGGAGAGGTCGAGGTTGAGCCACGCTTCGTAGGGGTGGTCGGTGGTCTGGATCCAGGGGTGTTTGAGGTGGGGCACCAGCGGGGCGTGGCCTGCGGTGAGCAGCTGGTCGGCTGCCTGGATGGCGGCTTGGATGCTGCGCTCGGGGTCGGCGCTGTAGGGGCCGGAGACGTACACGCGCAGCGGGCGGTCCGTGTGCTCTTGGGGCTGGTCGAGGGCTGCGAGGACGGCGTCAACGAGGGCGGGTGCCTCTGCGTAGCCCCAGGTGCCGGTGCCGTCGGTGGCGTGCCAGATGCGGGCGGTGTCGATGGCTGCCTCGAGCCGGGCGCGGAGCGTGGTGTCAGGATCGCCCGTGTGTCCTTCTGGCGGCTCAGGAGCGGTCGGTGCGTCGGATGATGCGCCCGTGGCGTGCGCGTCCGTCTGAGGCGCCGTGGGGCCGCTTGGCGGGGCATCGTCGAGGATCGCGTCGGCCAGCGCGAGAGCGTGGCGCATGTCTGCGCACGGCCAGTCTTCATCGGCGCACCACTGGCAGCCTTGCGCGAGTCCTCGGGTGTCGACGCGGTTGGGGTTTTCCTCGTGCAGCTCGGCGACGCGCTCCAGCCACGTGGCGAGCGGCTTCACGAGGCGTGGTGCGACCAGGATGGGCGCGCCGGGTTGGGTGAGCCGATCGGCTGCAGCGCGGAGTTGGGCGGCGGGGCTGAGGTCGGTCATCGCTGCTCCTGGGTGGTGTCGTTGTTGGGTTGGCGTGCGTGCCGGGCTTGGTGCTGCCGGTCTTGGCGTGCTGCGATGCGGGCCAGCATCAGGGCGAGGACGGCGGCCACGACGGTCTCGAACCACTGCCCGGCCAGGGCGTAGGCGACAGCGAGCGTGGCGAGAGCACCGGCTGCGGCGGCGGTGAGGAGCGGCATGGCGCCGTTGGTGCGGCTCACGGCTGCTCCTTGGCTGCTTGGCGGGCGGTGTCGCGGATCCCGGCGACCAGCTCCTCCACACGGTGGACGGGGATGTGGACGGTCATGGCGTAGCCGGTGGGGTCGTCGGTGAGGATGGCGAGGACGGGTGTGCCGTCGGCGCGGGTTTGGGCGGCGGTTTCGAGGTGGTAGCCGTCGGGGTCGGTGTAGTGGAAGGTCACTGGTTGGCCTTTCGGGTGTGGTGTCGGATGAGTGCTTGGAGTTGCCGGTCGGCGCGGCGCCGCTGGGGTCGGCGTGCGCTGGCCCACACGCCGAGCGGGAACCCGGCGGCGAGCACCGCGAGGGCGACGACCCCGGCGGCAGCACCTGCTGCTCCGGCCCACAGGAGTGCGCCGCCGATGATGAGCTCGGCGGTGTCGACGGCGTCGTGGATGATCACGATGCGGGCTCGTCTCGGCTGCGGGCGTGACGGATGCAGCCACAGCGGGGCGGGCATGCCCACCGGACGTGACCGTTCCGATGCTTGCCCCACCGGTGCAGTCCTCGGGCGCAGGCGATGGTGCGGATGACTGCGTCGGGGGTGCCGACTTCGGCGGAAGACCAGCAGTGCGGGGAGTTGCGGGGGTCGGAGACGGAGGGGTGGATGCGGTCGATGTGCTCGTCGAACTGGCTGCTGGGGATCTTCGGTCGGTCGGGGCACCAGATGCAGGTGTCGTAGGCCTCGGCCATGTCAGGCCTCCTTGGCGGACTGCGCCTCGTCGGCCATGCGGCGCAGCTCCGTCATCGCGTCCAGCGCGCCGGTGCTGCGTTCGAATTCGTGGTGCTTGCGGAGATTCTCCGCGAGGAGCTCGGCCTCGTCGGCGGCTTCGTGGAGGACTGCGGCTCGGTCTGTGGGTGGTGCGGTTGCGGCCGTGGGTCGTTGGGCCGGGTCGAGGGCTGCGCGGATGGTCTCGATGTGGGCGCATCCGGCGCAGGTGAGGTTGGCGCCGAGGTTGTCGTGGCCGCCTTGTCCGCGGTGTGCGTGGGTGGTCTCGAGGAGGCTGACCGTGTCGCGGAGGAGCGCGGCGTAGTGGTCGCGTTGGGCCTCGGCCTGGACGGCGCGCGCGCACTGCCAATCGCCCCACGCCTTGAACTTCCTGCCTGCGTCGATGATGTCGGCGTGCTGCTTGTCGAGGATCTCGTCCGTCTGCCTGTCGGTGGCGGCGTTGTGCTCTAGCTCGGCGATCCGGTCGTAGAGCTGGTCGAGTTGGTCGCTGGTGAGGTCATCAAGCGGGATGCGCTGGGTCATCGCTGGGTCTCCTAGTTGACGGGCGGCTTGCCACTACCGGGGCACTCGGGTACCCGATAGCGCATGTTCCGGTTTGGCTTGAGGTGTTGGCGGAGTGTGCCGTTGGCGCGGATGGCGATGTGTTTGCCGCAGCGGGGGCACTCACCGCGCTCGGGCTGGGTCATCGCTGGGTCTCCTGGGGTGGCTGTCCTGATCCGTCGCAGGACACGACGATTTGGCGGCTGTTCCGCCGGAGCATTGGGTGATGACGGATGTGTCCGTTTTTGGTGAGGTTGTATTCGCGGTGGCATATGGGGCAGGTGCCGCGTCCGTGGCCGTTCATGGCTGGGGCTCCTGGGTGTGGGTGGTTGCGGATTCGGATGTGTCGAGGTCGAGTGCGAGTTGTCCGGTGCTTGCGCGGGTGGTGGGTGCGCGGGTGTTCCCGGATCCGGATGCGGTCCGCGGTGGTTGCATGGCGCGGCGGCATACGGGCCCGTATCCGTCGGGGCTGGGCCGTCGTAGGCGGCGCCCACAAGAGCGGCAGCGGGTCATGCGGCGTGCGCCGGGGTGCGACGTGTGCCAACAAACCTGCGCCGGAGCGTTTTCAAGCGTCGCCTGGTGCCGTTGCAGCCACCGCCGTTCCACCACAGCCACGCTTGTAAGGCGGCGAGCCCGGCGAAGACTCCGGCGATGAGCGGGGAGCCCCGGTGCGCCCAGCCTGCTGCCAGGAGTGTGTTGGCGATCGCGAGGATGCCTTGGTAGGTGCGGAGGGTGATGCGGTGGGTGAAGAGCGCGAGGGTGCTGCATGCGATGAGGGTGAGGACGGTGGTGGCGAGGGTGGTCATCATGCGGCGTCCTTGGTGTCGGGCCGCGGTGGCGCGGCCTGTGCGGCGTATGCATCAATGCGGGCTTCGTGGCTGGGGACGGCGAGTTTGCGGCCGCGGGGTGTGGTGCAGCGTTGTCCGACGGGGGCGTGGCACCAGGGGCAGCGGACCGTGTGCGCGGGGTAGGCGGGATAGGCGGGGCGGCCGGTCACGACGCCTCCTCGGTGGTCTTGGCGTGGAGCTGCCGCTCGAACTCAGCAAGCTCGGTGCGTTCCCCGGCACTGAGGCGGGCGAGAGCAGCGGCGGACGCGGCCTTCCGCGCGGCGACCTGGCCCACGTCCTCGCGAGGCAGGCCCTGGGTATCGCGGGCAGCGCGGCGGCGAGTGGCATGGGCCGCGGTACGGGGATGGCCGTTGCTGCGGCAGTGCCGTCCGAGGGGCGCCCGGCAGGTCGGGCAGGGCACGGTGAGGGGCCCGGTCCGTATCGGCCGTCGGCTGCCGGTGGTGGTGTCGTTGGGGACGTCGTGGCCGACGGTGAGTGCGAGGAGCCGCGGGTCGGGTGTGCCGGGGCCGAGGGCGCGGAGTCCGGTGTCGGGCTGGATACGGCCGTCAGCAAGAGCCTTGGTGCGGGCGCGGAGCCGGGCGAGGTACTGGGCGGGGGTTTCGTCGGGGTCGCCGTCGTAGCGGAGGTTCGCGACGCGTTCGCGGCGGGCCCGTTTGGCGATGTCGATGAGGTCTACGGGGGTTGCGCGGAACCGGTCCTGGGGCTGGCGGTTGGCCATCTCCTGGTAGAAGGCGGTGAGCGCGGTCTCGGCGTCGGCCCGGGTGAGCCCGGCGGCAGACAGGTCTGCGTGCCAGGCGAGGACATCGGCGCGGCCGACGGTGCGCTGGTCCCGGGCGGCGGCGAGGCCGAGGAGAGTTGAGGCGTCCTCGAAGGTGATCACTGGGCTTCCTTGGCGGCTTGGGCGGCGTCGTACTCGGCTTGCATCTGGCGGCCGAGGTCGATGGCGGCTTGGACGCGGGCGTCGGTGGTGGAAGGGCGGGGCTGGGCGAAGGGCACGACGTTGGTGCGCTCGGGGCCGAACTTGAGCAAGTGCTGGCTTGCGTCGGCGATCCACTTCTGCCAAGCGGCGTACCAGTTCCGGCGGCGGACACCCTCGCCGCGGAAGTACAGGACGAACTTCTGCGTCTCGTGGTCAACGTCGACACGGGGATAGGTCTGCTGAGCCCAGACGCGCATGCCGTCGTTGAGGGCGAAGTCGTCGGGCAGCCACTGGAGAGAGACGCGGCCGTCAGGCCGTGAGGGCTCAGCCACGGCGGTGGAGGCTCGCTCGGTCTCGCGCGCGCTCTCTCCGGGGCTGGGGTCCGGGGTAGGGGTAGGGGCAGGGGCAGGGGCAGGGGAATGCGCGCGTGATGCGGGCGCGCGCCCGCGCGTAGAGGCTTCCTGACCACCCTCGCCATCCCCCTCGGCAGGGGTATCGGAGGGGGTTACGGAGGGGGTTACGGAACCCCTTCCAGTTGGGTCGGGCGGAGGGTTGCCGAACGCCTTGCGGAGGGCCGTGATGTGCTCGGCAACCTGCTCACGGATAGACACCCCGCGGGCGCCCGGGGCGTCGCTGAGTTCGTCCATCGGGATGCGGTCGACCTCTGCGAGCAGCGCGTTGCGGAGACTCCAGGATGAGATCTCCAGTGCGCCCGACACCATGGCGCCCATGACTTTCGGCTGCTTCCATACGCCGTCGTTGCGGACGAAGGAGCGGATGAGGAGTTCCTCGGTGTCGTCGTCCATGACGATGAACCGGGCTGCCTCAAGGGCCTGGAGAGTCTTCTCCAGCTCGGCCGAGGTCAGCCCGTGCGCCTTACGGGACCAGCGCCGGAGGGTCAACGGCAGCAGCCCGGCGTGGTTCAAGTTGGGCTGCGAGATGAGGAACAGGTACAGGCGCTGCCCCCGCTCGTCGAGCGCGAGGAAGTCAGCGTCCTCCCAGATGGACGTGAGGATTCTGCCGTGACCGCGAGCCATCAGGATCTTCTCTCGTTCGTGCTGGTCAGGTGGAGAGGGTCGGGGCCGCCGCGGTGGACGTCCCCGGGCATGGCTGGTTTGTGCGCCTAGCGGTGCCGGGATCGCACTGCCATACTACTTTAAAGATTGGATAGATTGGAGAAATTGACCATGACTTACACTCTGGCCATGGCTGCTGACCAGGGCATTCAGATCGCAGACGACGGCGTTGCCGAGGTATCGATGACGGATGCCCGCGCGAACCTCACCCAGCTCCTCCGCGAGGTGCGGTACGGCGGCCGTCCCGGTGCCTTCACCGAGCGCGGGCAGCGAAGCGCCTACGTGGTTCCGCCTGACTGGTATGAGCGGGCACGCGCCGCACTCGGCGAGTCCTGACGTGCCGCCGTGGGCGGGCAGCACACAGCCACCCGCCACACGGCACCTAGGACCCGCGGTCACGCCGCACCTGCATTCGGATGCGGCGGACCGAACACCCGCTCCGCCTTAAGCGCCCAGCACTTGTCGACGAGCAGGAACGTTGTGCGTGACCCCTTGGCGTTCTTGCCGTCCATCTGCCGGTTGACCTTCTGCTCGACGAGCCGCGGGGTCAGCACGTTGCCATCCGGCCACACGTAGTACACGGGCGTGAACATGTGGTCGACGATTGCTTTCCCTACGCGTAGGGCATCGAGCTCTACGGCGTAGTTCGGAGTGCTGCCGCTGTCGGTCTTGGCGTCGATCAGGCAGATTTGTCCCGAGCGTGTCGCGAGAAGATCAGGAAGCCAGCGGATCAGGCTCGGCCGGCCGTAGCTGTCTTCGTAGTCGCGTAGTACGTCGCGGAAGTTCTCCGGGATCTGTGCCTGCCCGAACAGCGTGGTGTCCCATCCCCAGACGGCGAGTTTGTCGGGGAGTTGCTTTTCCCACTGGACTCCCGCACCGAAGCGGGCACGGAAGTCGTTCACGGGCAGAGCACCACCAGGTCGCGGTAGAGCTTGAGCATCCGCTTGTTCTCGCGCGCCCAGGTGACCTGTTGGCCGGTGGCCTGCTGGGTGGAATAGGGGACGATGATGCGCCGCTCAACGCGCCAGCCGCCATCAGTGAACGGGTCGATCATTTCGGTGGCGTGGTCGATGACCGAGCCGTCGTCGTTCTGTGTCGGGCTGATGATGTAGGCGACCCGGTCCGCGTGCTCCATCGCAGCCTTGGCGACCGCGGACCACGATGCGTAGAAGGCGTCGATGTCCATCTCGGCGAGTTCGCCCGGCTCACTGGAATAGCGGCCGGTGGCCTGCTTCCAGTACGGGGGATCCAAGAATACGAGGTCGGCCTTGCGGGGCGCGTCGGCCGGCCAGCCGGTGGTGACGTCGTGCTGGTGGATCGGCAAGTGGGGGCTGTAGTGGTTGCCGCGGATGTCGGCTGCCCAGACGCGGCGGCCCATGGTCTTGGCGACGTCGACGGTGGTTCCTGACCCGGCGAACAGGTCGACGACGATCTGTCCGGGGTCGGTGTAGAACCACAGCAGGTTCTCCATGACCTGCGGTGGTACCGCGCCGAAGTAGGACTGCTGGCCGCCAGATTCGCGGTCGGTGGTGGCGAACTGCCACACATCGAAGTGCTGGCGAGACTCGGGGGGCGATAGGAAATCCGCGTCTGCGGATTTCCTATCAAGCCATTCCTTGACCGTCGGTTGGCTGACGCCGATGGACTCCGCGATTTCTCGCTGTGAGAAGCAGTTCAGGTACAAGTCCCAGGCCCGTTCCTGGATTGCGCGCTTCTCGGCCTGGCGCTCATCCTTGGTCCATCGCTCAACCGCGTCACGGCTCACTGCGAGTACGTCCCGGATCTCATGAACACGCTCGGCAGTGGTCAAGTGGGCGAGCGAACCCCAAAGCTGCCCGGCCATGCGCTTCTTGTCAGCCAGGGTGAGCTGCTGGCCGTGGGTGGCGTTCCGCTTGATGGACTCGCGGATGATCTCGGCGTCGGTCAGGTTGCCCAGATTCTCGGCCTGGATCATCTCGGCGCCTTCACGGACATGGGCCTGCCAGCGGTGGTAGCCGTCCACGAGTACGCCGTCGCGGGCGATGACGATGGGCGGCAGGTTGTCCAGCGCGTCGCGGTAGCGCTCGACGACGTCGTCGTGGGGCTTGAGCCGCGGGTACAACTCCTTGACGAACCGAACGGTTTCGACGGCGATGGGGTGGTGCTGTCGTGGCATCAGGCGCCTTTCGTGTTTCTCGGATCGGGATTGAGCGGGGCGACGCGCGGCATCGCGGTGGTCCACGGCCCGGAGCCGCGCCGTACCGGCCACCCGGCCAGCGCGACACACCACCACGGGCCCCAGTCACAGCGTCGGCCCGGCTCAAACGTCCGCCCCGAGCCAACGCCGCAAACCCGCACGCGCGTTCGCCAACGACCGGTTCCCACCAGACGGAGACGAAGGCACCGTCACCTGCCGCCCGTCGGGTGCAGTCACCCGGTAATGACCGTTCCGGGCAACCCGCACCACGAAGCCCTGGTCTTTCAGGCGACGTATCAGCTGCTGCACTTCCTTGTTCACGCGATGTGTCCTGTCTGGTAGGCGGCGGCCGCTTCTGCGGCCTGCTGCTGTAGGGCTTGTTCGGCACAGGTTTTATGGGCGGGTTTGCGCCGGGAGTCGCGGAGGTGGGTGTCCCCGCCGCAGTACCTGCACGGCGCCGGTTCCCAGGCCCAGTGCCGCGGGTGCCGCCAGTCGAGGAGCACCGGCTCCCCGGCCGGCGGCACCGCGGTCACGACACGCCCTGCTTGCGGCGCTGGTTGGCTTGCCTCTCGGCCGAGGCGCACCCTGGGCAGATCGGCTCGTGCGCGCGGCGGTGACGCATGGCACCGGCCTCCGTACCGCACGGCGCCGGAGACAACGGCTTGGGCCGGGTGGTGGTTTTACCGCGGGCAGCAGCACGCCAAAGACGGCGACGCTCATCCTCGGACAAACCGCCCCACACACCGTCAGCCTCACCGTGCTCATCAGCATGCGCCTGGCACGTCTGCATGACGGGGCAGCGCATACAGACCGCCTTGGCCTCCTTGATGCCCAGCTCATCACTGGGAGCGGGAAACATCAGATACGGGACTTCGCGGCATGCGGCGGCGGTACGCCAGTCGCGTGCGAATGCGTGGGTGCTCACCGTGCCGCCTCCCGCATCACCCGGTCCGCCAGGTGGCCGCCCGTGACGCACCCGGGCATGCCGCACGCGTTCCTGGCCTGGCCTTCCGGCTCGCGGGCGTGGTGGATCCGGAACGCCACCCGGTACGCCGACCCCTGAAAGGCCCGGTGCCGTACTACCGGCACCCCGGCCGAGTTGCGCCACCCGGTCCAGTCCAGATGCCCACCACCGGTGGGCTGCGCGTGAGCCCAGTAGGCGGCCTCGACACTCGGATACCGCGGCAGGCTGCCGTACCGGTGGGGCGCGGGAAGCCCCAATGCCTCGCGTGTGAGCTGCACGGTCTGCGGACGGACACGGAGCGTGCGGGCGATATAGATCTGTGGGACCCCGGCGTGCAGAAGCTCGGCGATATCGTCGCGGATCAGCATGCTGCCTCCGCCCACCTGGCGCGCCAGCGGGTCACGGTCCGCTGCGCGACACCGAGCCGTGCGGCGATCTCGTGTGCGCCGAGTCCGGCTTGGGTGAGGACCTGAGCGGCAAACTCCTTCTCGACTTCGGTGAGCTCGGGCAGGGGCCGGCTGTCGGCGAGATGCCGGCCGATAGCGATCAGGTCAATCGTGTGACCGCGGTAGCGGGTAGTGGTCTGATAGGTGCTCATGGGCGGGTCACCGCCTGCCGCTGCTTGGCTTTCTGCTCGCGCTTGCACGCTTCGCAATAGGCGCGCCCGTCGGCCTCGTACCGGCCGTGCTCGGCCTGGTCGTGCCCGTGTACACACTGCTCAGGCCGGGCCTGGCCACCGGTGAGGTACCGCAACTGCTCGCGGGTCCGCATCCGGCCGACCTCGTCATCGACATGCTCGGGTGCGACGCAGTGCTGGTGGCCGCACTCGGCGAACACATAGCCGATGGGGTCCCTTCCGGTGCGGATGCGGAAGGCGATGGCGGCGGCGCTGTACGACTTTGGCCAGTACCGCAGGACTGGAGTGTCGGAGCATTTGGCTCGCTCGCCGGTCCATTCCAGGTGCCCGCCGTCGGGCCGGGTGTTGGCCTCCCACTTCTGCTCGAGGGTGAGCGGCTGGGGGATGTGGACATGGTTCGGGATGTGGAGTTCGGCGCGGATGCGGCGTACACGGACGCGGTCGGCGCGGAGTTCGCGGGCGATGGCGGTGTTCGATTTTCCTTCGCGGAGGGCGGTGATGATCTGGTCGCGGGTTGCGTTCTGGTTCACCGGATCACCGCCTCGCGGTCGGGCCGCTGGCAGCCGGGCTGGCGGTAGACAGGTCAGGCATCTGCGGCCTCCCGGGAATCCCGTGCGGTGCCGCATGCGACGCAGGTGGCGGTGCCGGCCTGGTCGTCTTCGTGCGCCGTGTAGCGGACACACCGGTCGCAGTCTGCGATGACCACGAGGTACGCGCCGGCGGGGTCGAACGTGGCGTGTACCGGCCGCGGCGTGTACCGGTGGCGCAGGCACCGCACGACCGCAGTCAGCCGGACATGCACCGCCCACACCAGGACCGCGAGGCCAACTCCGGCCGCGGCACCAGCAGCTTGAGTGATCACGACTTGGTCTCCTCACGCTTGTCCTGGCGGCGCTCCTGCCACTGCTCGCCCGCGGTGACCGCCGGCTGGTCGATGCCGCACGCCTGATCCAGACGCTCCTGCAAAGCCCGGTTACGGCACTCCAGCCGCAAATTCGCCGCGTCGAGCTCTGCGTTCTGGCGGGTGATGGTTTGGCGGGCGGCGTACTCGGTCTCAGCGACCCGCGCGGCGGCCTCGGCGTGCACGCGCATACGGTCGAGCCGGTCACGCAGATCAGCAATGTCACGCCGGTACCGGAGCCGGCTAACGAAAAGCACCGGTGGCCTCCTTGAACATGATCAGTGGCCACTGAGGCCGGACGGTTGGGGCAAGGTGCTCCTTGCCGGGCGTGCGCGCGAAATAGGCGGCGCGGTCGCGGGCCTGTTCGGCTGCCCACCCGATCTGCTGCTCATGCAGCTCAGCGAGGGACGCCCGGCCTGTCTCCGGGTACTGCTGGGCGATACGCCACGCGACCCGGCACGCGGCGATAGCGTCCGCGTCCGCCGAGTGCGCGCCGTTCAGCGCCACCTTGTAGTGGGCGCACAGCGCTTCGAGATTGCGGGAGCCCTTGCGGTACTGATCGACCTTCCGGTCCAGGACCATGGGGTCGATGACGCGGAGCTGGTCCGGGCCGATGATGTCGACCAGCGGCTGTATGCCGTGCCGCCGGGCCTCACGGTCGAGCAGGGTGAGGTCGAAGGCCGCGTTCATGGCGACGATGGGGATGCCGTCGCGCTGTACCTGGGCGAGCGCGGCCACGATGCTCTCGACGACCTCGGCTGCCGGGGCACCCCCGGAGCGCGCCCGGGCGGTGGTGATGCCGTGGATCTTCGCCGCGGCGTCGGGGATCTCGACACTGGGGTCAGCGAGCCACGACGCGGACTGCACCGGATGTCCACCACCGCACTGCACAACCGCTGCGGTCACGATCCGGTCAGACTCGACATCCAGGCCAGTCGATTCGCAGTCGAAGCCGGCCATCCTCTGCTCACTCCATACAGTGCTCACTGCTCGACCCCGGCGGTGAGTTGCGGCAGGTCGAGATGAGCGAGGCGCCCATCCCGCCACGCGGCGGCAATCGCCTGCTCGGCACCGTCAGCCATCAACACGCGGTGTGTGGCCTTCCGCCACACCCGCACGTCCACACCCGGCACATCGTGCAGCTCACCCGTCTCGGTATTGACGACGCGGGCCACGCCTGCTGCGCCCATCTCCTTCAGCAGCCGGTTGGCGAATGCGGTGCGGACCTCGGTGACGACCCGGGAAACGACTTCATCTGGGTAGGTGTCGCGGACCCACTTCAGAAACAGGTCCGAGTCGACGACTCGGGCTTCTTCCTTCGGTGTGGTCAGACTGGTGGTGGCCAGTGGTGTGCCGCCAGGCAGTTCAGCCGCTACACGGGTGGTGCCCGTTGTTTTCTTGGCTGCGTCCAGCTGGAGTTGCGTGTCTTCGCGTGCAGCGTCGTAGGCGGCCTTGACCTTCTCGTGGACGGTCTTGAGGACGGCCTCGCGCTCCGCGGCTTCTTTCAGTCCCATATGCGATGCTCCCTATGGGGCCGCCCCTTCATGGGTGTGCGGGGGCGGCCCCGGTCTGGTGGGCTATGCGGCGGTGCCGCGGAGCTGGTCGAGGAGTCCGCGGATCGCGGCCGGGGACACGTCGGCCAGTGGGGCGCCGAGCGCGCCGTAGGCATCGGCATCGATGTCCGTGAGCCCGGCCTCGGCCGCGAACTCGTGGAGCTCGGTGACCGCGGCGGCGTGGTCCGGGTCGCCCGGCTGCTCGACCTGTGACACGGTGGCCTGCTGCCGCTTCTGATCGGCGATGGCGTCGATGCGTGCTAGGTAGCCTTCGGGTGCCCCCGCGGCGACGGCTGCGGCACGGACCTTGGCGAACGACTCAGGGTCCGGTGCCTTGGTGGCCTCGGCGAGGAAGTCACGCCGCGGGCCCGACGGTTGCTGCTGCGGTCCGGCCTCGGAGCGGTTGCCGGGACGCGGCTGCTGACGCTGTTGGCGCTGGCGCTGCTTCCTCTCGGCCTGCTCGGCGCGCTGCTCCTCGGTCGGCTCCGGGTGGCTGCGGTCGCCGTCATCGATGCTGCGGCCGTCAACCGGCAGCATGAACAGCGTGAACAGCAGGTACTTGAGCGCGGCTGACTGGGCCTTGTTGGTGCTCTTATCTGCGAAATCGAACGCCTCGCCTGGCACGTCGGCGACCAGGCAATCACCCGCGGGACCGTAGATGCTGTAGCGCATCGTGATGACGGTTCGGGTCATCTTGCCGTCTCGCTGCTGCTTGTGCTCGACGATGGTCGGCAGGATGAACAGGCCGTGCTTGCGCATCGGCCCGGCCATCGCGGACATGACGTCGTCAATGCCGCGGAACTTGTAGTTCTGCTGCTCGTTGCGTTGGTTCTTGCCGACTGGCATGGCGTCGTTCATGACGGCAGCAATCGCTGCGAACACACGTGGCGCGTCGGCGGGAGCGCCAGCCGGGGCGGGCACGTATGACGTTCCGACGGTCGGCACGGTTGCCTGTGGGCCGGGCAGGGTGGTGATAGTCATGCGTGGCCCTCCTTGGCCTTCTTGTAGCGGCGAACTGCCTCCCGGTTGCACGTCCGGCAGACGCGCGACCCGCCTCCTTTTGTCGGCGTCGACCAGGACGAGGTCGGGGCCTTCGCCGAGCACGAGCTTGTGCGCGGCCGCCCGAGCTCGAACGTCTTCTTCGGCTCCTGCGGGGTGTCCTGTGCGTGCCGGAACAGGGCCGGGCAGGACGGCGGGAGGAGCTTTCGTGCACCGCTGGAGGAGAGAGAACCGCGGTCGGCGTGGTACTCCTCGTTGGTCATCTGGTAGATGCCGGGCTCGGTGATGGCCGGGCCGGCGGCCGGGGCGCTGGTGGCCCCGGCCTGCACGGTGGTTGTCATTCGTCGGCCTCCTCGTCGTATGCGGAGGCGACCTCGATCGGCGTCACGACGTAGCCGGTGGAGTGCTCCTCCTCGCCGACAGCGGCTACGAGCTCGGCGACACCGTCCTCCTCGTCCTCGATCCAGTCGAGGGAGACCGTCAGCAGCTCGCAGCGGACGTGTGCCTCGCAGTGTGCCCGGGCGGCCTCGCGGCTGGTGTAGAGGCCGAGCGGGATCTGCTCGTGCTCGTACGAGGCGCGGTAGATGACGAGCTCGGCGGCCTGGGTGGACTCGCCTGTGCCCGGCTGGTTGCCGGGGCGGGTGTCCTTCCCGTGCTCGTCGGCCATCCGGCGCAGCTCGTCGGCCACGTCGCAGTGGCAGTCCATCCAGGACTCCTCGGCGCCTGTGTGGTCCGGGCAGGACGCCACGACCGCGTCGGCGGCCTCGTGCAGCACCTCGGCGCGGAGCGCGTCGAGCAGCCGCTCGATGCCGTCCCACCGGACAGACATCTCATGTAGTCCGCGACCGAGTTGATCGCGCAACTCATCGCGGGCGTTCATGCGGCATCACGCCCTTCGCGCTGCGTCGTGACCTGCACACGCTGCTGCGGAGCCAGCGCCAGCAGCCTGTCGGCCAGCGCATCGACTTCACGCCCGTACACCGGCAGCTCAAAACCCAACTCCGTGACGAGCTGCTCGACCAGCAAAGACTCCGGCCGGTGACCGTCATACGGCCGCGCCGCGGCCCGCTCCTCAGCGATCTCCAACAGCACGTCGAGGTGGTGGTCCACCAGGTCCAGGACCAGAGCGGTGACGGTGTGCTCGACGTCCAACACGACACCGGTAGGGGTACGGCGGACGTAAATGCGGTGCGGGCCGGACACCACAGTGCGGCGGCCGAAGATGCGCGCCAAGGCGCGGCGGATGGGCTTCACTTGACGCCTCCAGGGCGGGAAGTGGTGCGGCGATGGCGGCCCAGCCAGATCACTGAGCGGGAGGCGTGCCGATTGACGCGGCAGCACACGATGCCCGCCCCGACTGCGTACACACCCGTCGAGCCGAGGGCATACAGGAACGTCTTCACCACGCACCCCCATCAGAGAGCAGCCCGAACGCCCTTGCCCGGGCAAGAGTGGCGGCAGGGGAGCCCACACCGAGGCGCCTGTACAGGTGCCGTCGCTGTGACTTGACCGTGTCCGGCGACAGATACAACCGCAGCGCTGTCTCCGCGACCGTCTCCCCGCGGGCGATGCCCAGCAGGACACTCATCTGCCCCGCAGTGAGCACCGGGGCTGTAGCCGGTGGCACGAAGTTCTTGTCGATCTCGTCGGCGAGTGCTTCGGCCTGGGCCATCGTGATAGGCAAGGCGAGCCGGTCCGCGGCGGCGATCACGACGTGGCGCAGACGGTCATGGGTATCGCTCACTCCGACACCACCCCAGGGGTAGCCACATACCGCACGTAAACCTGCGCCCCGGCCGCCCGAGCCTCGAACGCACCATCCGGGGCATACGCGAGGAGACGCGCATGACGCACCTTCGAGGCGATCTGCCGGGCCGTCTCATTACTGCGGTAACCGGGCAGACAGATCCACTGGCCAGGGTCCCGCTTGCACTGGTCGACGATCGCCTGATGATCAGCCTGACAACGCGCAGCCCCGGTCTCCAGCTCGGCGACGCGGGCCAGCAATTCGTCCCGTTCGATCTGGGCGCCGAGGATCGCGGCCGTCGCATCCTGCAACGCGGTCTGGAGATCCCGCGCTCGGGCTGCGTACCGATCGGCAGCGTTCCCCGTAGAGAGGGCGCGAGTGCGAGCCATTTGCCAGGCGGTGCGGTACCGCCGTGACGCGGTCTCCAGCTCGCCGACACGGGCCCGCAGCGCGTCACGCTCGGCCTCCACAGCCCGGAATGCGGTGGTCGTCTCGGCCAGCGCGGCATTCGTGCTGGTCCGCTCGTCCAGCAGCTCGGCGATACGGCGCCGCAGACGCCCGACATCGCCCTCAGACAGGTCCCGCTCCGCGCGGGCCTGCCGCAACTCCGCCAGCAACCTGGCATCGGTGTCGCTCATACCGGCATCACCACCCGCCGGTACGCGGCGTCCTGCTCGTCCACCTGGTGCCGCTGCTCCGCGAGTTGCCCATCCGACGGGGCTAGCGCTGCAGTTGCGTACAGCGGGGCGTACCCGTGCAAGAACACCTCGGCCCCGGCGAACGAGCCGACCACGCACAGAGTCATGCGGGACGGCAGCTCTACCCGCTCTACTGCGTCCGGCGCGATGTCCAGCGCCTCACGCCACGCCTCGAAATCGCTGAGGTCGTCGTGCAGATCGACGTCGATCTGGTCCGGGTAGATCGTTGACAGGTGAATGCCAGCGGCTGGCAGGTGCGGGAAAGCGAGGGCGATAGCGGCCAGTGCCTTGAGCGCTGGCTGCTGGATAGTGAGGGTCTGGGATGATGGACTCACAGGTCCACTCCTCGTCTTGGTGGTGTGGGTGGGTCGGGGGTCGTCGGGTGTCGTCCGGCGGCCCCGCTTTATGTGTCAGGCGGCGCGTTGCGCCAGCCGGTCCGTAGCGGCTTTAGCTTCCAGCCACGACTGGACGACGCCGCGTTCGTAGATCACCTCGCGGCCGATGCGGATACCGGCCGGGCCTTCACCGCGGTAGCGCATCTGGCGGACTGCCGCTGGCGTCTTGCGGATGAGGGCCGCGAGCTCCCGGGTCGTCATGTACGGCGAGGCGGTGTTCGTCTCGCTCATCGTTGGTCTCCGTTCGGTGTCGTTCAAGGTCGGCGACCGAGCATCCGAGGGTGTGGGCGATACGTGCCATGACCTCGGGTTGTGGGTTGCGTTGGCCTCGTTCGATGCGGGATAGGTGAGGGTGCGAGAGGCCGACGGCGTCCGCGAATCGGCGCAGGCCGTAGCCGCTTTGTTCGCGTCGCCGTCGGATTTGTGGTCCGTCGGCTTGCACAAGCAGAACGATACCCAACGAAGGCGGCGCGCGCAATACGAAGCACAGCGATCCATAACGAGATGTGGCGCGTGCATCCGGGGGCGAGTACTGGCCGAGTGGCTCGTATACCGCTGTCGCGAAGAGGAACGCCGTCCTCTACTCTGGTGCCGCTCGGTGCCTCGCGGTGCCCGGCGTTGTGTCTCGTCAGCTACGACGCTGACCGACCGGAGGAGATACCCCAATGAACCGCGACCCGGAGGCATGGGCACGGCTCGGCCGCGCGCTCAGGCAGGCACGCCTGGCCAGCGGCCTATCCCAAGACCAGGTCGCCGAGCAGGCAGGCGTCTCCACCGCGAGCATCCAGACAGTCGAGGCCGGCAAGGTCCCCAAATCGCGGATGCCCTACACGATCTCCCCGATCGCCCGCGTTCTCGGCTGGCCACCCGGCGCAGTCGATGCCGTCCTCGAGGGCGCCGAGCCTCCCGGCGGATGGCGTGACGTGTCCGTACAGCAGCAGATCGACGCCGAATGCATCGCTGCGGCCATCACCAACGCGATGGTCCGCGCCACCGAGCACGCCACCGCGGCAGAAATCCGCGACGCCACACGCATCGCCCTGGAAGAGCTGCGCCGCAAGGGCCTGATTTCCGAAACAGGAATCGTACAACCTTGAAACAAATCTTCTAACGGGCTGTGACGTATCGCCACGCCGCATAACCTCAGATATCTGGGGTGATCACCCTAGACGCCGCGAGGGAGCTGCCTGTGCCCGACAAAACCAGAATCCTCACCGCTGACCTGGGACCCCGCATCGCCGCATTCACCTGCTGTATCGACGGACAGCCGGCCGCTGTCGTGAACACCGCCACGGGCCATGACGCGGGCATACGGGCACAGGCCGCGCTGGTACTCGCCCGCGCCGGACTGGACGCCGACCTCATCATCGGAGCGCTGCATGGGATACGTAGCTGACCGCTGGCACAAGTCCCGCCCCAGGCCCGGAGAGCCGGAGTGCGGGGAGCACAAGGGCAAGGTGGCCTCGAGCTCGCACGGGAAGGGCAAACGCTGGCAGGCCCGCTACGACGGGCCAGACGGACGCGAGCGGACCTCCCTGCACGCCACCCGCGCGGAGGCCGATCGGGAGATCGTCAAGCAGGAAGGCGCGAAGCTCACCGGGTCCTGGCTCGACCCCAAGGCCGGCCGCGTCACCGTCGAGACATTCGCGCTCGAGACGTGGCTGCCCGCGCAGGGCATCATCGGCCGCACAGAGACCGAATACCAGGGCGTCCTGGACCGCTACCTGATCCCCGAGTGGGGGCCACGGGAGATCCGCTCCATCAAGCCCAGCGAGGCGGGGGCGTGGCAGCAGAAGCTGACCACCAAATACAAGCTGTCAGGCAGCTACCCGAACCGGGTCGCCCGCTACGTGCGCAGCGTCTTTCGGCTCGCAGTCGTCGACCGCGTCCTCGCTATGTCCCCGTTCGACGGGATCACAGCCCCCACCTTGGTGGAGTCGACGGTGCACCCGCCGGACGTCGTCGAAGTACGGCAGATCATCGAGCACGCCTACAAGCCCCTGTGGGCAGCCCTGTTCGAGCTGGACGCGCTCACCGGACTCCGCTCGGGCGAGATCCGCGGCCTGCGCCTGGACAAGGTCGACTTCCTGCGCAAGGTCGCGCGCATCGAGCAGCAGCTGGTGTACGAGAAGGGCCGCGGTCTGTACTTCGACGAGCTGAAGACCGGTGCCGGCCGCCGTGTGCTGCCGCTCAACCAACGCGCTGTGGACTCGCTGGCGGCGTACGTGGCGAAGTACCCGCCACCCTCGCAAGGCCCCTGGGCGGGGCTGATCTTCACGATGCCGGGCGGCCTGCCGATCGGTGAGAGCACGATCGACTGGGCGCTGAAGAACACCTGCCGGAAAGCCGGTTTAGGTGCGCGGCATATGCATGAGCTGCGGCACCACTACGCGAGCGTACTCATCGCAGGCGGCGAGAATCCGAAGGTCGTCTCCAAGCGGCTGGGGCACAAGGACGTGATGATGACGATGCGGACGTATGCGCACCTGTTCGCGGAGGCGGAGGAGCAGACCCGTGACGTTCTGGATGCGGCATGGGCTGTGCCGGGTGAGACTGAGGGTGGATCTTCCGGAGCGGGCGGAAGGATTCCGGAAGCCCGGAGCGCGGAGGCGGACATTGTGCAGCTCAGGTCTTGATCTCAGACATCACCGGTGGATGTTCCAGGCGGAGAACGCCCGAGCCGGTCAGGGACGTGCAGGCTGGTTGACCTGCACAGACGCGCATCACGTGGCATCTCTACGCGTCACGAGACGTGTTATGAAACTACGGGAGTGGAGACTCTGACCGGAAGGATCCCGGAACGGCAGATGCCCCGCAGCCTGGTGCGGCGCGGGGCATCTGGGCAGGTGGGGGAGCCTGGAACATCAGCCCACCAGGTCCCAGACAAGGCAAGACCCCGGCTGTCCGTGACGGGGGCACGGGCAGCCGGGGCCGGTCAGTGGTCAGCTCGGTCCGGCCCCACCCCGGCGGGCGCGGACACGCTCGAGGAAGCGGGAGATCCGCTCCGCCTGCTCCCTCGCAGCCCGGAGCCCGGGGACGTCGTCGATACAGCGCGTGCACCCGGACCAGGTCCATCCCGGCCCGGACTGCCCGGGCATGTGCACGTCGGCAAGGTCATCGGCCTGGACACGGCGCCGACAGTGGGGGCAGCGGGTCACCGCGTAGTCTCCCGCCACGTGCGGCGCAGCGACTGCCCGTCCTCGCACCCGTCCGCAATGTGAAGACACACATCACACGCGGTGGCGTGGTCCATGAAGGCCCGCCACGCACGCTGCTCACGGTCCGGGCGAGAGGGGTGCTCGCTGTAGGTGGTGGGCGGTAGATTCGCCATGTCTGCCTGCTCCCATCAGGTGGGCCACACCCCCGGGCCGGTAGCACGGCAGCGGGGGTTTCCTAGTGCCACACAGCGTAGGCCCAGCATGCTATGGAGTGCTAGGAATACGACCGCTCGCGTGGCATGGCGCGGCGTGTCACGTTGGCTGCATGATCGAGTGGGAGTCTGATGTGCCCAGGTGGAAGCAGGTAGCGAACGTGATCCGGCACCGGATTGCGGACGGCACCTACGCGCCTCGAACCCGGGTGCCATCGGTCATGCAGTTGGTAGACGAGTTTGGGATTGCGCAGGCGACGGCGCAGAAGGTGCACATTGGACTGCGCGAGGAGGGGCTGATCTACACGGAACCGGGGCTCGGCTCGTTCGTCTCGGTTCCGCCGGAGGAAGGACGGGGAGCCGGATGCGCACGATAGATGACGATCGGCCCTCATCCGTCCGGTGGGGTCCGTCGTGCTGTGCGGGCCCGGACATGACGAAAGCGCCCCCTGCCCGGCCCCGCGAAGGAGGCCGGACAGGGGGCGTAGTCGCGCTGTGCTACTTGGAGCCGGTACCCGGCTCGCACGCAGGCGGCTTGAACCCCGGGTGCGGGTTCCCATGCTGACCCGGCGCGCACACGAACCCCGGGTTCGTTCCACCCGGACCCGGATCCGCCGCAGCCACACCAGCAGTGCCCGCCACCGCCATCACCGTGAGCCCGAGCACCGCGAACATCTTCTTCACCATCAGCTTCCTCTTCCCTCTCGACTACCCCGGGCTTCAGCCCAGGAGCAGATGGCCGGGCAGCCACGCCAGGATGCCCAGCAGCACACCCACCACGGCGAGGAACACGGCAGGGTGCCGTTTCGCCCACGGCCGCAGCCATTCGCTGTACGTGTCACCGGACTTGCGGTTGAGCAGCGCCCGCGCCTCCAGCCCGGCACCTGCCGCGAGCAGCAGCCCGAGACCAGCCGTCAGAACAGCCCACACCCACACCACGACAGCCCCCTTCAGTTCCCCGGGCCGGGGTTGTCCGCCAGGTGCCTATCCAGCCGGTCCTTCAACTCGGACACCTCTTGGGTAGTCTCGTCCAGCTTCCGTTCCGTCCGCGTCACCGTGTCCTTGATGGACCGGCCGCCGTTCGGCGCCAGCTCCCGTACCGCGTCCACGATCGTCACGATGCGGCGGTTCACCCGCCACAAGGTGCGGGCCAGCGCACTAATCGCAAGAAGCGCGGCAGCCCCGCCCCCGAGATAGATGATCAGATCCACCGGTCGCCTCCCGCGTCACGACCGGGTCCGCGGCGGCAGCCAAGCCGCCGACGCAGAGTCACCGATGAAAGAACCCACAGCGCCCTTCACAACAGTCACCGCAGCCGGCAGCGCCGCCACAGCCGCCGCCTTCCACGCCGACACGCTCACCAGATCAGCACCATCCGCGAGCAGCAGACCGAGGAACACCGCGGCGTACGTGGCCGCAGTCCGCTCGAGGAGATCAACCAGGAACACGCGCATGCTTCAGCTCTCCTGCACGTCGAGGTGGACGGTCACGGACTCGATCGCCGCGGTGATCCGCGCGACCAACTGGTCCGCGTCCACCTCCTGGTGGTGCGCGGCAAGCGCCGCGGCCAGCTGCTCAATCGCCGTGGACTGGGCGGCGAGCAGCGCCTCGACCCGACGCAGACGCTTCGCGTCGTCGACGAGGATGGAGCCGAGTTGCCAATACTGGTTCGTGTCCGTGCCCCACGGCACCTTGATGATGCCGTCGGTCGTCAAGACAGCTCGGGCGGTATTCTTCAGGTCATCACTGGTCAGGGCCATGGTGTCCTCCTCAGTCCCGGGCCAACGGCCCGCCGGTTGCGCTAGACACGCCGCCACATCCCGGCGAAAACCAGGCATCGTGAAACCGCGCGGGTCGACCTTCCAGTCCGACCACTCCAGGTGGCCGATCACGCTTTTCGCCGACCAGCCGTACGTCCGGCAGATCGCCGCCGAAGACCTCACCATTGCCACGTACTGCACGCGCGGCCATGAGTCGGACCCGTCACCCTTGTTCTCGCACTCCCACCCATAGAAGCGGGCGTTGCCGTCGACCGCGCCAGCGCTGCCCTGGTGCTCGTGCGTCTGGGGCGGGTAGTCCCCGTAGGACTCGGCGATGACGGCCTTCAGGACGTCGGGGTCGCCGCCGCCCGCGTGATTGGCGCGACCGTTGCCGACCAGGTGCACGGTGCCGTCCTTGGTGATGCAGCCATGGGCGAGCGGCCCGGGCAACCCGCTGTAGCCGTCGTAGATGAGGTCCACGACATCGGTGCCCGATCCGGTGGCGGTGTGATGGATCATCACGCCATTGATCGGGCCCCAGGCACCCTTGTGGTTCCGGTTGTGTGTGCGCCACGAGCGCACCTCGCGCACGGCGCAGCCCTCAGCGCGCAGCGCGGCCAGGAACCTGTCAGCGGTGAGCGGTGTGGCCATAGGGCTCTCCTTCGGGCAGCAGAAAAACCCGGGCAAGCGGCGCCGGGGCGGTCAGGCGGTCAGGCGGCTTCGTAGGTTCCAGCCATCCGGATGGCGTTGCCGCTGGCCCACGTCCAGGGAGTCACGGCGTCCACCAAGCCGCTGCTGTTGTTCGCGGTGTCGTTGTAGTTGCGGCCGGACAACTCGAGCACCAAGTCCGTGACTGTATGGAGTCGGCCGCGGACAGGAATGCGTTCGATCTGAGAGGTGAACTGGATCTCTCCCATACCGGTGATCAGCATCGTGGACGCCGCGGTGACAGGAAGCGAGAATCTCCAGTTGTCTCCTGTGCCGCCACCGCCGAAGTTGGTGGTGGCCCCGAACGTGATCTCCAGCCGGTACCAGACGGTGTCAGCCGACTGCGCATACCGGGCAGTGATCGTCGCATCGCCGAACGACGGTGTCGCTGATCCGCTGCTGGTGGTCCACACCGGTTGCCAGTCATCCCACGTGGGGGAGATCGCCGCCAGAGCATCGGCGGTGACGATCTGACCGGCCTGCCATTGGGAAAACGGCATCCATGCCTCCTACAGGGCGATCACATGAGACGGCGGACCGGCGGGGATACTGGTGGTCCCGGCAGTGTTGATGTACGTCCACCCCATGGGTGTGGTGCCGCGGTAGGCGGTCATGGTGATGACGATCTCGGTGCCGTCGTCGTCCACGTCGATGGTTCCGTACTGGTTCCGGCCCGGCCATTGGCCCAGGTCGTACTGGGTGCTGTTCTCGCTCGGGGTGGCGTCCAAGCTTGCACAGAGCATGTTGGGGAATCCGCCCTTGGTGGCGCCTCCGCCGGCGCCTGAGTCGATGGCGAGGACGTGTTTGTCCGCGCTGACCATGACCATGCGGTCCAGCCACCCGTAGTCACCGAGCATGCCCAGGATCGTGGCCTGCTCCGCGGGGTAGCCGAACCAGTTGTCGGACGTCCCGCCGAGCCACGGTGTAGGCATCAGCCACACCAGGGCCGCAGCAGTCGAGGTAGACAGCAGGGTGTCCAGCCAGGCCAGTTGTGCCGCACCGAGCATCGTGGACCCGGTCACCCGGTCCGCCCGGGTATCCGACACCACGAACAGGATCCGCCCGATGGTGAACTCGTGGTAGATCGGGTTTGCCCCGGCCCCGGCTGGGAGGGTGTAGGCCGGGAAGCGCTCCCGGTAGACGGTGCAGGCGTTGTCCCGGCCGGGGGACGTGCTGTCACTGTTGTTGGGCCCGTAGTCGTGGTCGTCCCACACGTACACCAGCGGCACCTCCCGGTACAGCTGGTGCTGCCGAGGCTGGGCCAGCACGTCATCCCACATCGACCGGTACTGGGCTGCCGTCGCCAGCGCGGACAGGCCCCACAGGCCTGACCCGAGGTCGTAGTAGCACATGTCCCCGAGGTGCACGACCCGCCGCCAGTCCTCGGCCACAGCCCGGCCGCGGACAGTGTCGAACACCGGGTGGTTGGACAGTCGCGTAGGCACGGCCCCCGTCACGCCCGGGTACACCGGATCATGCCCGGCATCCCCGCACACGCCGATCGTGAAGGACGCCGCCGTCCCGGCCGCTGTGGGGTCGGTAATGAACTGCCCCGTAGCAGAGGTGTCGAGGACGCTGTTGTCCTCAACTTGCCAGTAGTAGCGGGTGTCCGCCGTCAGCCCCGTCACCGACACCAGCGCGACGCCCTGGGCGTCCACGGCGGTCGATGCCGAGTAGGACGGTGTCGCCATGCCAGGGTCGGTGCTGTACGCGATCCTGACCGGCCCCGTGCCCACCTTCGCGGCGAACCGGGCGGTGGTGTCGGTGACCCCGCCGACCATCATGGAAATCATCGCCATCAGAGCCCCACCGCCGATCGGGACAGCCGGATCCGTGTGCCCGCGGGCCAGGACCGGGAGACCCCATTCACACCCCGCACCACCGTCCACGTCTGCGGGCTGGTAGTGCCGGTGATGCCGGTCACCCGCACCACCTCACCCCCCAGCCACGCGTTGAACGGAAACTCCGTCGAGTGGGTGGCTGTGGTGATCCACGTCCGATACCCCGAATCCGTCGCCACCACAAGAGACGTGCCCGACGCCGTCACCAACGAGGCCAGCTCCGACCCGCTGGTATCCGCACGCCCCAAGATCCGGTCACCCAGCACAAACACCGACCACGGCCCAGCCGGGGAGCAGGTGAAGGTGATGTCCCACCGGCCGACGCCGAAGGTTTCCTTGTAGCCCATGACCAGCAGATCGAAGCCGTCCGGCCCGTAATAGTCCGGCGTGTTGATGATCCGGATACGGCTGCCGATATCGATCAGCAGCACCGTGTCGATCAGCCCCTGAAGGCGCGGATTGCCCATCTTCAACGTCAGCTGGGGAACACGCATCTCATCGACGGTGGCCACATGCAGACGCCATCCGGCCTGGTCGGGCAGCTGGGCGTCGCTATCGACGATCGTGTCCACGGACACGTCGTACTTGCCGATACCGTCCGGAGGATCCTGCACCGACAAGCGCCCGGTGGCCAGAGTCGATGTCGCCTCCGACCCCTCACGCCGCTTGGCCGTCACCTCATTCTTGACGCCTTTATCGTCATCGATCGGATCGAACGGCGCGAACACCTCACCGTTGGCCCAGTTCAGGGTCAGCGCAACGGTTTGGTTGTACAGGGTCTCCCTGGCCTGGTGTTTCAGGCCGAGGACAGCGCGCTGCTCCGTGAGCAGGCCCATCTCGGTGGCCGCAGCCTGCCGGATCAGCTCCAGCGCGGTGCCGGTGGGATACGGGCCCAGTCGCTCCTCGGCAGGGCCGGTGATCTCCAGCGGGATGTCTTCCTGACCCACCAAACGGTTGAGGAAGTTGCGGGTGGTCTGTCCCCGCAGCCCCGTGGTAGACGACTGAGCGCCGGTCGTCGCATCACCCGACCCGGTGTATGCGCTGTGATCCAGCACGCCCCAGGCGGTGATATGGCCCAGGAACATGCCCGCAACGCCATCACCGAAAGTAGTGTCGATACGGGAGAACCGGCCCGCGCTCGTAGAGACGATAGTGCCGGAGTTTCCCCAGCTGGCGCCGCCGTCCGGGTCCTGCCAGTCGAAGAAGACGTCCAGATCCGCGCCATCTTCTTGAGCCCGCACCCGTAGAAGCCGCCAGGCGTTCAGCAGGCTGGGGCCGCCCCCGCCGATGGCGGCCTCGTGGTTGGCAGTGAAGGTGGTGAGCTCGGTGTTGCTTTCGTCGAAGATCCGCGCCCGCATCCGGTGGACTCCGGCGTCCAGCTGCAGGGATATCACCCAACGCTCGGCGGCGGACCCGGACGTAACGAACTCCAGGATGGTGTGCTCGTTCGCATCATCGGGGTAATCGTTGTCGTTGATGCGGAAGAGCATGTTGACCGACCAGAATCCGGTCTCCGTGCCGGGTACTGCAGCGCTGGACATGCCCGCGCTGTCGGTGATCTTCGGCAGCGGATCGGAGCCGACCAGGTCGGAGTCTTTGGCGAACTCCATCCCGAAAACCGTGAGCGGCCCGCCCGTACCCGTCAGAGTCGCATCGGCAGCCTGAGTATCGCCCTGCGCGCCCTCTTCCAGAGGCCAGTAGACCATGGGGAACAGCTGCGGGATGTGACGCCGCATCGTGGATTTCAGCGGCTTGGTGCCCTGCCCCATACGTCGCAGCAGCCCGGCCGGGGCGGTAGGGGTGGTGACGTCGTTACCTGACTCGTCCGTACGGCGGGGCGGCCAGGCGGGGATCTCCGCGCTGATGCGGACTACGCCGGTGTCTTCGGTCGGGTCGCGTACCTCGAGGTCCCCTGCGTGTACCTCGAACGGGAAGGTCGTGAGAGTGGCGTTGGTGACGCCTCGGTAGCCGATCTCGCCCGAGGTGTAGGTCTCGTCGTACGCCTGGGAGTGCCACGCTTTCGGCTCGGTGGTGCCGTCGGTCCATACCCGCAGGCGCAGCTCGGCGCCGATGCACTGCACCCGCACGCGCAAGGCCACCCCGGCCTGGTACGTCAGACCGGCCACGGCCTGCGCAGTGGAGAGCGTTGTCGATGATCCGTCATCGACACGGATGATGTTGGTGTCGACGTGGAGGCCCTCGCCAGCGGCCAGGCCGGTGCCCGTCAGGAACTTGGTCTGGAATTCGTACCAATTGTGGTTGGTTGAGTCCAGGCGGCCCATGAATGACATGGACACCGACGTGCCGCCTGAGTTGCTGACGGCCGCCGTGTCGGTGGCGACGGTGAACGTCGCCTCGAAATCTGACTCATCCACGGCGTCCAGGCGGATGAACCTCGAGGAGTTTGCGGCACTCAGCGTGAGTTGTCCGGTACCACCTGAGACCGCGAAGTCAGAGGAAGAAGGCGATATCCCGAACGGGTCGTAGATCGTCCAGGTTTCGCCCGAGTCGGCGTCGCCCCAGCCGTTGGTTTCTGTGCGGGCGAAGGTGTCGATGATGCCCGGGGCCGGGTCGGCGGGGACATCGTCCACCCGCAGCCGGAACTGGGTATTGCGGCCGATCTTCCCGAACAGGGAGCTGTTCGGATTCCGCGGTGAGTACTCCCCGTCGCGGTTGTCGATCGCGACATTTGCCTTGCCCGGCTGGGCAATGCTTCCCTCACTGTTCATGCCCCGCGTGACAGTCACCGGCGAGTCGGCGCGCATCGAGACGCTCTGCCATGCGCCGTCGACCAGGATCTCGCCTGTCGGTGTCAGTGGCCAGCTTGTCACTACTCAGCCCTCCGCCAGCTCGACGACGGAGCCGTTACCGACGTTCCGCACGATGGACTTGAAGAAGGTGACGAAGGCGTCTTCGCCGCCGGTCACATCGAGTACCACACGCGTCGTCACAGGCTGCACCTTGGTCACCGACGGAGCCTGCACTGTGTTGATCATGCTCTCCAGGCGGGACAGCGGCAGGATCGCCTCATCCTCGCGGCCCTCACCCACCATCGCCACAGTGGGCCCGGTAGCAATACCACCCGCGGCCAGGAACGGGACAAACGGAATGGACGGGATGCTCACGCCCGGCACCCGGTTCGCACCACCGATCAGCGTATTGATCCCACCGATCGCCCGGTTGATCAAACTGATCGCACCGTTCAACGCCCCCCTGAGCCCGCTCGTGATGCCATTCCACATGCCGGAGAAGAAGCCTCCGATCCGCTTCACCGCACCGGACACCTTGCTGGTGATGGCGGCCCACTGGCGGCTGATCCAACCAGTTATGGGACCCCAGTTCCTGATGATGATCACGAGCGGATTGAAGTCGAAGAGAACAGCCTTGACGATGTTGATCGCCGCGCTGATCTTCCGCGTGATCCAGTCCAAGATGCCGCCGAGGAAGCCTCTGATACTGCCCCAGACGGCCTCAGCTTTGCCCTTGATCCAATCCCACAGTTGCCCAAGCTGCTGCTTGGCCCAGTCCCACTTGAGGATCAGGAGGGCCACGATGGCGATCAAGGTGATGATGCCGAGAACAATCCACGTGATCGGGTTCGCGAGAAGGGCGATCGTCCACGCGATCGTCGCCGCCGTCAGCACCAGGAAAATCTCTGCCAACACGATCATCGCCGGAATCACCGCCGCCTTGATCAGCCCCTGGTGCTCCCGGAAGAACTCACCGACCCGTATCAGCACCGGCAGCAGCAGCTCACCCAGAGTGTTCTGCACGGTGCGCATCACCGCGTCGAACTGCTGCGCCGGATCACCCTCCATCGCAGCAATCAGATCCTGCATAGACCCGCCCGCGTTATCCAGCCCGGCCGATGCCGCCGCACTCGCTGGATCGAGCGCGTACAGCGCATCACCCATGACATTGGCCGGATCACCGAACAACGCCGCCGCCGCGTTCAACTTGGTCTGCTCATCCGTCGTACCCCGCAGCGCGTCCAGCGTCTCCTGCAAGGCACCCTCGGCGTGCTTGCCGCCCTTGCCGATCTTCGCGGCCATGTCGTCCGCGCTGAGCCCGATCGAAGAGTAGGCATCGTCCACGGCGGTGCCGCCGGCCAGGGCCCGCTCACCGAACTGCCCGATCGCGTCGGCTACCTGGTCGGCATCCCGCGCGCCATTGTTCAGCGCCTGGGAGATCAGCCCCATCGACGTCTGCCCATCCAGACCAACCCGGCGGAACTGCGTCGAGTACTCCTCCATCGTGGGCAGCACGTCATCCCGCAGTTCGGCAGGAATCGACTGCATAGTCTTGGTGATCAGGTCGAAGCCCTCGGTGGCGTCGGCGACCAAGTCCGTCTTGATGAGCTTGCCGACCGCGCCCGTCGCGTCGGCGACATCAACCTTGAACGTCTTCGACAACGCCAAAGCGGAAGCTGACATCTCCTCCAGTTCGGCATCGGTGAAATCCCCCAGGTCCCCGATGGACGTGTGGACACCGCCCAGCGCCTCAGTGACATCCGCCATCGAGTCACCAAAACCCCGACTGAACACATCCCCCGCAACATCGCCCGCACGCTGCGCCTCCACCTCGGTCAGCCCGAGTTGGTTCTGGAGGCTGGTCTGCGCGGAGGCGATGTCCATGGCCCCCTCGATGCCGAAAGAGAACGCCGCGCCCACCGCCGCGCCCGCGATGCCGGCGCCAGCGGCCACACCGGCGAGGCCGCGGTTGACGCGGGCCCCGCCCTCCACCGTGTCATCCTGGATACCGATACGGACGAGGAGCTCATCGAGGACGGTTGCCATCTGATGTGCTCCCTTCGTCTTGCCGGTCGTATTCGGACTGGATGCCCTTGATCATGTTGAGTAGTTGCCGCCCGGTCTTACGCCGGGCTTTCCGACTCCACTGCATCAAGTGATCTTTCAGCTTCGGCTTGCGGCCCTTCCGCATGTTCGGTGCCGCGATGTCCATCCCCAGCCGTGCGGCGACCATGTCGAGACGGTTCGGGGTGATGGGCCCGTACAGGTTCTGGTAGGCGATCAGGCGGATCATTTCGTCCTCCCAGAAACGCTGCAGCACCTCACCGGGAGTCATCTGGAATGCGACGGCCAGGTCATACTGGATCTTCAGCTCTGGCCGGTCGAGAAATCCTCTTCAGCCTTCTTGATCTTCTCGACGAAGTCAGTCTCAGCTTCATCGCCGGACAGGTACTTGCACAGGTTGAACAGTCCGTTGACCGCACCTGCGTCGCTCTTGTCCAGCCACGCGACACCCTCCCGCAGGTCCGGGAAGACCAGCTCATCCGTCTCCGGATCGTGTAGCGACTTCGCGACGATCCACGCCTTGTTGGAGGTGATCGACATCTCTGCCGTGTCCTTCTTGCCCGGCGTCATGTGTAGCTTGTTCAGCCGGTTCTGGTACTGCTCCCAGTCGCCCGAGGGCAGCCCACGCACCCGAAAGGTGCCGCCGCCGAACTGCGGCACATCCACGTCCTCGAACTTCGGACCCTGGCCAGCGGCGTTGACAATGAGATCTTTCAGGCTGCCCATGCGTAACTCCCTTAGCCGGTGGCCGTCAGAGTCGGCTTGCCGGAAATCTTGACGGTGACCTCGCGCTCCATACGGTCATCCACGGGAAAGCTGTCACCCAGGCTGGTGATCAGCGCGGAGAACTCCCACGTGTGCTCATCAGCATCACCGGGGAGAAGTACCACCTGGTAGTCGCGCAGGTCGTCTTCCTCGAAGTCAGCGTCAAGCGCTTTGTGCCCGGCGTCGCCCGGGTTGTAGTTCAACGTGATGCTGACCTCCCCGCCGTCCTTGAGCCCTTTGACGAACTCCCGGTATTGGTCCGGGGAGTCATGGGCGGTGACCTCGATGGCATCCCGCTCCCGCTCCGGACCGGAGAGGTCGGACACGTTGGCGATCTTCACGAAGCTGCCGCCGCCCGTGGAGTCCCGCTTGAACTCCGTACCAAAGGCATCTATGCCAGCCACGATTCACTTCCCCAGCTTGTAGACGGCGACGGTGATGTCCGCCGCAGAGTCGCTGTAAGTGATCGTGGCCCGGCCGGTCGCGCCCCGGAACAAGCTAGTCAGGGGGATGATCCCGTAGTTCGCCGTGGTGACGACCAGCGTCGCCTGCGCGATGGCGTGACCATCGACAGTACCCGGCGTGTCGATGGTCACGGTCCGCGTCTCGGAGACGTGGGCATTGAGCACGAGCAGGAAGTGGGCGGGCCCGATTTCCGCTGTGTCGCCACCGGAGGCAGCGGCGGTCAGGTCTGTGTCGAGGTCGGGGCGCCCCGTGACAGTGGCGATCTCAATGGTGGTCAGGTCGGCCATGATCCCTATCTCCTTAGCTGTTCGAGGTCCAGATATCGACGCGGTCCACGCGATGCCGCACCGAACGGTCCGCGTCGGGCACCTTGCGGGACTCCATATGCCGCACCATCCACACCGTGTGCCCCGCAACGTGCGGGTCGAGGGTCTTATGCGCGTGGTCCAGCAGCGCCACCAGGCGCGCGCCGACCGTGTTGTCCGGGCGGCTATTACGGCCCCGCACATCCCCCCGCGCGAACGTGTGGATGCGGGCGGTCACCCTGCGGCCCGGGTCGTCGTGCGTACCGTCCGGAATCGACGTCAGCTCCGGCACCACCACAAACGGGTACTGGCGGGCGTTCAGCTCCGGCATCTCATCCAGGACATCCATCACCGTCTGCATGACCTCCGGGTCAGAGCGCAACAGCTCCCACAGCCCGGACTGCACCGCCTGCGCCGGATCAACCGTCGTCAACGCGGAAGCACCCCCTTCACGTCCTTCGCGACCCTCGCCGCGTAGCGCTGCTCCGCCCGCTCCAGCGCGGGCTGCACATAGGGCTGCGCCGTCATCCGCGCGGTGCCCAGTTCCACGGGCGCCGCGTGGTCGGCATCTACGCGGACGATGCCGCCGCCGTCCGGCTCCTCATCCACATGCACGGAGTCCCGCAGCTCACCGGTATCGACCGGCGCGCCCTGCGAAATGTCCACGCCCAGTGCCAGCAGCTCCTCATCCGCGGCCTGCTGCGCGGCCTCGGACATGTCTTCGGCAATGTGGTCGATGCGGGCCGTGAGCTGCCGGATGCCGATCACGTCGGTGCGTTCTCTGCGCGCCATGTCAGATCGCCCTCTTCCTGACCTTGCGGCCGTACTCGGTGCGGGCCTGCTCCCGTAGATCAGCCAAGCCGACGCCGCGGACTTCCCGCTCGCCTTCACCCACGCCGATCGTGCGGGCGTAGGCAGTGCGTTCCTGCACGAGGCGGGTCATGGCTTCGGCGATCGTCAGGTCGCGGATGAGGGGCGGCACATGGTGCCGGGTGACCGGGGCGGCGGTGGAGTGCGCGGCGGCGGTGGTGCCCAGCGCGCCACGGACGACCGTCAGCAGCCTCGATACGAACACGTTCGCGTTGTCCAGGTGGGATTCCAGGGTGGTGCCGTCCCAGGCCCGCTTCACCACAAGATCGTTCGCGGCGATATCGACGATGAGCATCCGCTCCCCGCCGATCAGAATCGTCTCCCCCTCGTGGAACGTGCTGCCGTCATCGACGGGGATCGTCGTCGATGATGCCGAGGACACCGCAGCGGTCAAGTCCTCACCGGAGTCGAGGAACGCCCGCCCGGTCACCGCCATCCGCTCGTCACCGACACGGATCAGATCCCCCACCCCGACCAGGGAACCGTCCGTCACATCCACACCGGTCTCCGACGCATCGAGTTCCTCAGCCAGTGCGCCGGCACTCTCGTCCTCGTCCCAGTAGCCGAAGAGCCCGGTGATCGATATGTCGCGCTGGTGGGTGTCCCCGCCGCCGAAGGCCGCGTTGGAGTCGAGGTCGATCTCGATGTGTGTGAAAGGTGGTTCGTCGCGCTGGTCGGAGCGGCGCAGGAAGAAGTCCGCCGCGTCGATGGTGGTGCCGCCGGACGACAGGGTGGTGACGGAGATGAGGGTGTTGGTGTCGAGCCACAACCGCCACGGGCGGGCGTACTGCCGGTTGGGCCAGTCGAAGAAGCGGGTGGCGATCTCGGGGTAGAAGCGGCGGTGACACAGGCCCTCGACTGAGTCGCTGGCGGAGTGCAGTGCGCGGTAGATCTGCGTTTCGGCGCGGGCAGTCTCCAGTACGTCAAGGGCGTTCTTGATGTCCTCGACGTTGGCGTAGGTCATTCCGTCGCGCTGCACTGCTCCTCCTCTCCAAGGGCTGCTGATGAGCTGCATAAACTGGAGTGGTGATCGCCACCTGTCACTCCCTACAGCGCTCCGTGGGTTATGTAAAACTCCATGGTCCCGGACTTCGAGACACCCGCGCCGGTGACGCTCAGGCTGTACCCGCCGCCGTGTAAGAACTGGCGGAAAAATATGCCCTTCGCGGCGTTGTAAGAGTAGATCGCGTGGTGTGATCCGGCCGTGTTGGACTTGTCCAGGCCCTCTTCATTGAGGACATCCACGCCATGCTGATCGCACAGCAGGGTGACGTCATACAAGTTGCTCGGCTGGGCCGCACCAGAGCCGGGAGAGAACGTCGCCGCGATGCCTGCCCCGTGGATCAGATCGTGGCTGATGCCACTGACCACACCGGACGCGTCCGACGTCCACGCGTACGTGTACCGGTAGATCTGTGATCCAACATGTGAGCTGCTGAACGCGATGCTGCCAGCCACTGCTGCCCCCGGCTATCAGTCGCTGTCAGGCCCCGACGTAGGATCCGTCTTCTCGCCAACCGTCAAACGTGCAGAAGAGGATTCCGTCCGGGCCTTCGCGGAGCGGCTCCCCGTCATTCGGACAGGCTTCCGGCGGGCGGGTTTGCTCGGCTCGGAGCTCGTCGGCGGCTTCGCGGATGATGCTGATGAGCTGCTCCCAGGCGATGACTCCTCGCCTCCCTCCAGCGGCACCGAGTCCGGTGCATAGGCCTCGTCAGGCACTGGCGGCAGAGCCTCGCCCGGAGTCGCCTCCAGCAGAGGCGCCACGTGCTTAGGCGCCGCTCCGGCCTCCGGCGAGGGCACGGTCTTGTTCGACGCACCACCGTGGCGGGTGATCTTCGCCATCGGGTCCCCCTCCTCGTGGAATTCCGTGTTGTGGCAGCGGGGGCACAGGAACAGGGCCACCCGATACTTCGTCGTGCACACCGTGCACACCCACAGCGCCATCAGCTGATCCCCACCATGGGTGCGGTGTAGCCGTACAGAGTGGTGACCTCGGCGGCCGACAGTTCCTTGCCGCAGATGAACGGCAGGGCGATCCGGCCGTGGAACTCTGTTGCGGGTGTCGCGGTCACTCCGGTGGCGCCCACCAGGAGCGGCGTGGCCGTGTCCTCCATGGCCACATACGCGCCCGCCTCCGTGGTGGAGCCGTCGTTCGCCGACTGCCCGTCGACATACAGGCGCACGTCCGGGGCGGTCTCCGTGCCGTCGTAGGTAGCCACCACGAATACCCACTGCCCGATGGTCAGCGCCGAGTCGGACACGGCGATCTCCGACGCGGAAGCGGACGCGTCGTGCAGCTCCAGCGACAGGTCGCCGTTGGAGTCGATGAACAGCTGCCACTCTTCTGCGGTGGCGTTGTACTTGGAGATGATCGCGTTGCTCACGACAGCGTTCGGGCGGATCCATGCGCCCACGGAGAACGCCGAGTCGACGGTCCCGTTGCCGAAGGTGTAGGCCGCGTTGTCGACCCCCGACAGGTGCAGGTTCCCCGACGGGTTGAAGTGGTACGAGTGCAGTCCCGACGGCAGCTCGATGGGGGCGAACTCGCTCTGCAATGTGACCGCGCCCGCCTCGTCCGACGAGGTCAGGTCGCCCACCGATATCCCGGACACGAGGCTGCCCGTGGCGTCCCAGAACGGCCACAGTGACGACTTGGTGGTGCCGAGGACCGTCAGAATGTCATTCAGACGACCCTCAGTCCCACGGTTGTAGACGGCCATTAGGCCGCCGCCACCAACGTCGCACCATCGGTGAGCGGAATCCACGTGCAGTAGAACGTGATACCGCCATCGACTGACGTGCCGCCGACCGTCTCGATCTCGCCAGTCGTGACAACCCAGTCAGTGAGAGCAGGGCCGCCACGGGAGAAGTCGATCGTGCCGTCGCCCTGAGCCAGGACGCCGATGGTGGTACCGGCCACCGTGTCGGTAGTGCCCAGGTCGGTCGCCGTGACGAGGACCGCGGTGTCCCCGGTCGTCGGGTCAAGCTGCAGGTTGATCGTCCCGGTGGTGTCGGTGGTAATGACAGTGGTGACCTTGGCCCACAGTGCCGTGATCAGCACCTCCCCGCCCGCGACGGTGAAGAGTTGGAACGTTGTGGCCGACAGAGTCGGTACGGCCTTGGAGACGACACCGCGCCCGAGGAGAAGCGTGCGCAGCTCGTTGCCCTGAATCAGGGTGCTCATCAGTCGGTCTCCTTATCAGGTCAGCAGGGCTGCGATGTTGTGCGGGGCGCGCTGGACGTCCAGGTCCCGGACAAACGCCAGGACTGTGAGGGTCTTGTCCCCAGCGCCGAGGTCAGGAACGTTCACCAACAGCCACTCGAAGCCGTCAGACAGCTGTGTCGACTCGACCTCGAACACCAAGATGTTCTGCTCGATGTCCGTCTCCGCAGCCGCTGCGACCGCGATCGCAGCCCCCGCGGCCTGCTCGACGTGAGTCCACGTCTCCGAGTTGTCCATGGTGACCGCGGACTTGTACCAGTAGTCGGTGATGACGGCGAGGTCTTGGGCTGTGCCGCTGGAGGAAGCGTCGGCTTCCTGCAGGGTGACCTCGATGTCGTCGCCGCCGGTTGCGACGCCGCCGACGAAGACGAAGGTGACGCCGGCGGCGTTCTTCATGTGGATGCGCTTGCCGGTCACGGCCCCGTTGGTAGCTGCGGGGGGTGCGATGAGTCCGATGTCGAACAGTCGGCCGAGGGCCTGCATGGTGGTGCCTTCCTGGAGGGGGTTGAGTGCCTCTTGGGATCAGGCCCGAGCGGGGGTGTTAATGCCCGCCCGGGCTGGCGTTGGGTACGCGGAAGCCCCCGCCGAAGATGGCGAGGGCCTTAAGTTCTTGATCAGACGCGGGCCGCAAGCTGGACAAAAGGACTCAAAGTTGCCCCAGCATTCTGCGGCGTCACAGCGGACTGCAGCCACGGGCGGCCGTCGACGCGCTGAATGATGCGGTACGCGGTCTGGTCGTTCTGGAACTTGAAGTGCGGCGAGCTCATCGCGGACATGACCTGCCGGTCACCGATCAGGTAGAACCCGAAGTCCACGAAGCTGATGTCACCGAGGTCGCCGAGCAGCCCGGGTGCCTTCTCGGTGACGATGACGGGCCGTCCGAGGATCGTCATCGGCGGCCCGGCGACACCGTTGTTGAGCCAGATCGCGGAGCCACCCGTACCCACGCTGAGTGCCATGGTGGCCAGCTCGGGGAAGGTGTCCGGGCTCACGACCCACACCGCGCGGTCCAGAGATCCCGGGATCATGCGCGAGTACATCTTGACGATGTTCTCCCACACGATGGTGTCCGCAGCCTGCCCGGACTCCTTCGTCACGGGGATGATCGCGGCGTTGCCGGATGCGAGCGCGCCGAGGGGCTCGCCGACGCCGGAGCCCTTGAGGAACGCGATGTCCTCGTAGAAGTTCAGGGCCTCGGGGAAGATCTGGTCGAGGAACGCTTGGAAGCTGATCGCCGAGTCGGAGATGAGCTCGTTGGGGACCTCGGTGTACGCCGTGAGCTTCTTCGCGTCCAGCACGATCCTGCTGAATGCCGCCTGAGACGCGGTCAGCGCCGCGCCCTCCTCGGTCCAGTAGCCGACGACACCGCCATACACGCTGCTGACGTTGCTGGTGGAGTCGATCGCCGGGAACGGCACCCGCAGGGTTTCCATCGGGATGACGCGGGCCCGCTGCCGGACGACGCTCATCTCCAGTGCCACGGCGAGCAGCTCGCTGCGCAGCGTCTCGGGGATGAGGAACCCACCCTCGGACGGCACCGTGGAGCTGAAGGCGTTGCGGACGCGGGTCAGCTTGGCCTGCATGTCCGCAGTCCTGTTGGCGTTGTGCCAGATCGTCTGGAAGTACTCCGCCGAGTTCTTGAACTCGCGGTCCAGGACGGCGCCCATCGCCCGCGGGTTGTGCAAGTGATTCCGGGCGTTCCCGGTCTGGGCGACCGCGCGCGGGGTGAGGTCGAGGCGCTCGACGCCCTCGGGCTGGTTCTCCCGCAGCCACTGCGCGAGGACCTGCTCCGTCTGCTCCTTGACCTGCGTCGCGATGGACAGGTCGCGGTTGTGGACGGAGCGGGCGTAGTTGGTGATGAACTCGCCGAAGGCGCCGTTCTTGTCGGCGAACACGCGCTGCATCCGCGCGCTGTCGCCGAGCATCTCTTCGAGCGCGGCCTGACTGGTGGGGATGGTCATGCGCTCCGGATCGGTCCCGCCCGCCGGTGCGGTCGGGTTCGCGGCCCGGTTGTACACCTTGCCGATGGTGCGCGGGTCGATCCCGGCGCGGGCGATCATCCGCTTGCGCAGGTGGGCCACGACGTCGTCGCGCCGCCCCCGGACAGTGCGGGACGCCACAGCCTCGCGCGGCCCCCGGATCATGGTCGTAGTCACAGTCGTGCCTCCAATAGGGCGCGGTCAATAGCTGTTCGGTCCAGCGCGGGGATGGGCTCCGGCGCGCACTGTTCGGTCGCAGGGGCCTGGTCTGGTGCTGGTGCGTCGTTGGCGACGCCAGTCATCACGGCGCGTAGGTAGTCGGCGACGACCTGCCCGGCCGGTGGCGGTGGCTCGGGCACGTACACCACCTGCGGCTCCGGAGCAGCGGGCGCGGGCCGGTCCCGGGATGGTGCGGTAGGTGCGTCGTTCGCTGCCGCAGCGAACAGCGACCGGAAGTATCCGACCGCCACTGTCTGCGGATCAGCGTCCGGCACGACATCGGCCGGCGGCGGCATATACGGCGCTGTAGCCCGGACCGGGGCCGGAGCAGTTGGCGCGTCGCCCGCGACACCGGCCATCAGCGACCGCATGTGCTCCGGCTGGTAGCCGGGCATCGGATCCAGCGCGGCCACCGTGGCGGCGCGGAACGCTGCCGGGTCGAACACCGCAGCTACCGGTGCGGCGCCGGCCTGGTCTTCCTCACCGCTACCGCCGTCGGCAAGATGCGGCGGCGTGGCGGTATTGACCATGGCAAGGTCCGGGGCTGGGGCCTGCTCGCGCCCGGAGTAGTTGTAGACGCTGAGGTCCCAGGATGCGGCGAGCGCCCGGTCATCGCAGGGCATGTCCTCGTCCTCATCCGAGCGGCGCATCGGCTTCGCGACCTCGTCGGCCAGCCCGGCCGCGACAGCCTCATCGGCGAAATACCAGGTTTCCGCAGCCATGACCTTCAGCCACTGCTTGACCGTGCCGCCCGCACGCTCCGCGTAGACCCCAGCAATGTTCTCCGACTGGCGGTCGAGGAAGTCTGCGTACTCGCGAAGCTCAGCCGCTTCGCCGACGACGGCCCCGGCCGCCATGTGCACCATCATCTGCGAGTGAGGGCTCATGATGATCCGGTCACCGGCCATCGCAATAACCGAAGCAATGGACGCTGCGAGGGAGTCAACTTGGACGGTGACTTTCGCCCGGTGGGAACGGAGCGCCGCGTGGATAGCAAGGCCGTCGAATACGTCTCCACCAGGGGAATTAACGAACAGCCTGACTTCCGGTGCGTCGACAGCCTTCAGTTCTTCCACGAACGAGGAAGCGGAAATTCCCCACGCGCCGATGTCCCCGTAGATATGGATCGACGCGACCGGGCTGCCGCCCTCGTCCACCGTGTTGGTGATCCGGTACCAGTCCTGGCGCCCGTCCGGGCCCGGTGTGGCGGGGCGTTCGGCTCGGCCTGCCACTGCCCTGTTGAAGCACTTGTGCGCGCGGCTCACGAGTTGCCGCCTCCTTCCGGTTCGTCGCCCTGCGGCGGGGTCCATCCGAGGCTGACCAGCAGCTCACGGGTCTTGTCGGGGACGATGATGGCGGGGTTTTCCAGGTCGGTGCTGGTCTCCCATAGGAGGACGTCGAGCGTTGCCGTCGGCTGGTCTTCAGTACTGAGCCTCAGGGACAGGCCCTTGAGCGTGCTGGTGATGTCTTCGCCGTCGAGCTCGACCGTCGTGCTGCCAGGCAGACCATTACCGCTGATGTGCAGCGCTCCGGGGTGTAGTCCGTGCTTGCTCACTCGCTGCCTCCTGTGTCCCAGATCGCTGTGGCTGTGCCCAGTGAGGAGACCCAGTCCCGGACGTAACAGCGGGGTCGTAGGCGTGTAACAGTTGCGCCCTACACGCCGGTAACCCCCACCGGCACCGCCACCCTGCACCACATGCGAACCCACACCACCACCGCCACAGCAGTGTCCGCCGTGCTGCTGCTCGCACTCACCGCCTGCGGCACCAGCGACACGACCACCACCGACGCCCCCGACTACACAGTCGTCAGCAAGAAAGACGACACCGTCGTAGTGGAAGTCGATACCACCAAGAGCCTCCGCGCCGTATTCGACGACGCAGTGAAGAACCTCAAAGGCGAGGAAGACGCCGGCTGGTGGGTCGTGATCAACTGCTCCACAGGCGGCACCAAGAGCGCTGACAACCGACTCGCCAACGGCAAATACGCCCTCGGCCGCCTGGGCGCCGCACAGACCGGACTGGACGAAGGCGCAACCGAGTTCAGCGTCAACAAGGGCAGGAAGTGCCCGGTCACTCCAGAAGAAGAAGCCGAGCGGGATGCCATGCGGGAGAAGGCCACATCTGCCCCGACTGCTGAGGACACCACCACCCGCAGGTGAGTGGGCGGGGAACGGCTGCCCGGGGACTCCAGCGCCACCCGGGGCGGCCGTTCTAGTCCCAGCGGGCTACAACCGTGCCCCGGCAGCGCACTCCGCCCTCACACAGCTGGTAGCCGCCGGTCGCGTATGCCGCGTTCGCTGCTGCCAGGTCCTCGAACTCTGTGCCGTCGATCTCACGGCATGGCGAGCAGGTATTACGATCTCGACGTTCGTCCGAAAAATATGCGGCTTTCGGTGCGGCCTCCAGCGTCGCCACACGGCCCGCGTTCTGCGCCCGATGCAGCGCACCACCCAACTGGTCACGGCGGAACCAGTTCTTCAACCCCTTCAGGAATCCGACGACTTGCCCCGCGACGCCCTCACCGTCTGCGCCTGGCACCATCAACCGCAGCGCCTCACGCCCCGCCGACCCCGCAGCATCCGAACCCAGCAGTGTCGCAGTGGCCTGCGCGATCTCCACCAGCTCGCTGCCGAACGCGTTCCGCAGCCTCTTCGACAACTGTGGCTTGCGGACCTTCACGCCCTGCTCGGCGGCCTCCTCCACCATCTGCTTGGCGCCGACCTCGGCCATGGTCGCCAGCGCGGCGCGCAGCACATCCGCAGCGTCATCGGTGCTGACCGTCAGCTCGGCCAAAGCGGAAGAGTCCTTCTTGTCGACGGCTTTCTCGATCTGGGCGGCCAGCTCTTCGTATTGGGCGTCGGCGATGTCCTCCCACCGTTCCAGCAGCATGTCGAGGGCGTCTTCGAGGGGCTCGCGGACTTCCTCCGCATCAGCTTCCTCGTCTCCGGCGGCGGCGACAGCGGGAGCAGCAGCGGGGAGTGCCAGCGGTCGGCGGGTGGCGGTGCGTGCTGTCACCTGCGGCGCGTGGTGGTGAATGTCCAAACGAGATGCCGCAGCCGGCACAGCCACAGCCGAACCCGGCGTGGCTGGCGCGGGCGGCCGGTAGCCCAGATCCGGTAGACCCAGATACTCCACTACGAGTCGCGGTTCGGCTCCGGCGTCGATGAGCGTCTTGTACGCCGTGGTCTTCGCCGTGAGTTCAGCGTTGCGGGCCGCGGCGTCCGGGGGGACCGGGTCGTCGTAGTCGAACTCCAGACTGCCCGCGGTGGCCGGCCCGTACAGGGGCAGCAGGTCGTTGTTGAGGGCCTGCTTCCAGCGTTCCAGGCGCGGCACGGTCAGCAGTTCGGCGAAGAGGACTTTGGATGCTTCGGCGGTGGCGCGGTTGACGTCGCCGACCTCGCCGAGGACGAACGCGGGGACACCGAACGCCTTCATGATCTTGTCGTCGCTGGCCTTACCCAGCTCCACGAACTGCATGTCCCTCATGGTGTACTTACGCTCAACCCATTTCGCGCCGTGCTCCAGCACGGCGATGCGGTGCGCGTTGGACACGCCCTGGTGCTGCTCCTGCCAGCGGGCCGTCATCTCATTAAACTCGTCGTCCTGCAACTCGTTGGGGACTTCGATGACCCCGCCGGGCTCCGCACTGTTGCGGAAGAAGTTCCGGTTCCACTCCTCGGCTGCCTGCGCCGAGTCGAGGCTGACGAGGATCGTCTGCACCGCGCCCATGCCCCGGTACGGGTCCAGCGGGTTGGGGGTGCGCATGAAGATGACCTCGTTGAGTTTGAGGGGGATCTTCTCGCCCGACGGGCCCGTGTACTCGTACCTGGTGATGAAATCCGTCGGGTGCGGAACCGGCGCCATACGATCCGGGCGCACAGGCCACAACTCCAACGGCATCGGGGACCGCGGATTGTAGGCGACTGTCAGCCAGCCCTCGCCGGTCAGATCGATGTGCTGCTGCCCGACCTCCACCAGTTCCTGACGGGTCATGAACGGGTTCGGGTGGTTCCACACATCGAGCGCCGCATGCCGGGTGACCTCGACACGGTCTTCTTTCAGCCCCGAGGCGGCTTTGCGGTAGAGCCTCCAGTTCACCTGCGCCGTCGCATTGCTGGTGCGGTTGACGATGGAGAACAGTGTGCCGACAGAGCCCATGGCGCGCATCTGCGCCTCCTGCCCCATCGGCTGCACCCACGGCAACGACAGGGCCCGGGCAGCGGACACGAACGGTACCGGGGTCTTGTTGAACAGGGCGCGTAGCGGTGACCTCACGCGTCCTCCCCAGTCAGGTACTCCATGATCAGGCAGGACAGGCCGCCCGCGGCCAGGCCGGCCGGGGTACCGAGCCCGGTCCACGCCGCGGCGGTGAGACCACCGAACCCGCCGAGGGCGAGGATGGTGGTGCGGGCCCGGGCCCAGAGGGGGGCGAGCTTACGAAGCCTGCTCATAGCCGCCTCCTCACATGTGGAAGGCCCCGAGACTGGATCTCGGGGCCTATCTCGCCGCGCGGGTCAGGCGCGAGCGTCTCAGTTGTCATAGCCAGCGGACGCGGGTCCTGGGGCCTCTGTGGAATGCCAAAAGAAGGGCATCCGCATTATCGGGGGATCTCCCCAGCCGCTTCTTCGTCTCATCCTTCGGCTCTACCACCGTGCGGCCAGCCGCATCGGTCGTGTACTTCGGCGCGGTCAGCTGTGACACCAGCCGTTCCTTGTCGTCCTCGTTCAGCTCAGACATGTCCCACGCAAGATCCTCGGACAACTGGCGGCCAACCTCCCACCACAGCTGCGAGCGCAGGTTCTTGAACCTGCCTGGATTCGATGATGCCTCCGACACATTCACCCCCGCTACGCGCGCCCGGTGGTGGCCATCGGACTGCTTCTCCTGCAACATGCCAACCACACCCCACCCGATCCCGATGGCGTCCACCTTGACAGTCTCGGCACGGGACTCGTTGATCGCCTCGACGATACGAGCCACCGCTTTCTTGGGGTCTCTCTCGCGGAACCGCCACTCGCGGCCGACTACCACGCCGCGCCGCTCACGGATGCAGGTCTCGTCACCGCCAGCACCCATATCGACGCCCAACTCGACGGGGGTGAGCTGGTCAGGCTGCCAGGGAATGTCACGTGGTCGGCAACAGGCACGCACCTTCGACAGGCGCACCACGCCGTCCTCCGCGTCGGAGGGGAACTCTCCGAGGACTTTGGAGATGTAGGTGGGCGACTCTTCGCCATACTCCTGCGCCATCTCCTCCACGTAGGCGTGGCTGACGAGCATCTCACGTAGCTCGTCGGGCACTTCCTCGCCGGTGAAGTTGGGGGTATCGAATGCGGAGATCTTGACGGTGTTCCAGCGGTCTCTGGCGCAGACGCGGGCGAACTCGGTGCCTGGGTCGTCGGGGTTTCCGATGGCGAGGATGCGACAGTGCTCGCCAGTGGCGATGGCACGCGCGGCAGTCCAGAACTGCTTATTCACGCCACACGCTTCGTCCAAGATCACAAGCACGTACTTGGCGTGAATGCCTTGGAAGGCGTGTGGGTTGTAGTCGGATGGCTTACGGCCGAACGCGATCAGCCGCTTCCCCAGCTTCCAATCCGTCTCGTTGATCCTGCCGAGGAACGGACGGCCGCGAGCCTCAGCCTTGGCGAACGCGGCGTTGATCTCCGACCACAGGATCGCCTTCACCTGGTCACCAGTCGGCGCCGTCGTCACCACACGCGCCTCACCAGGCGGATGGATGTCCAGCCACCACGCCACAAGCTGCGCAGCCAGAAAGCTCTTGCCGACACCATGGCAGGACTGCACCGCAGTCTGCCGATGATCACGCACCGATTCGGCGATCTGCACCTGCTTCGACCACAGATGCACGCCCAACTTGTCCCGCGCCCACAAGCCAGGCTCGCGTGCGTACTGCTCGGAGACAGCTGACTCCTCAGCCTGGTCTTCAAGGAGATTCGCGGCCAGCGCCAGCGCGTCCACGACGTGGCTCCTACGCGGAGCGGAGGTGACGGGCAGCGGCCTGCTTCGCCCTCGCTGCCTCCTGCCCGGTCACACCAGCCGCAGCAAGGGCCGTGTCAATCGCGCCGATCACAGCATCCGCCTGCCGCTCCGTCACGCGAGTCAGGCGCTCCTCGATGTTCAGCCGGGCGATCGCGGAGAGGACGTGGGCTGCCCGGTCCATGGCGCGCTCGTACAGCGCAACTTCAGCGCGCAGCTGCTCGCCGCCGCCTGCTGCTTCGTAGCGGATGGAAGTAAGCCGGTTGACAAGGGCGGCGGTTGCTTCCTGCCAGGCGATGACCTGCCCGGCGAGTTTGAGGAGGGAGCTGAGAGGGTCTCCGATGGCGGGGGTGTCGAGTTCTGCGAGAACGGCGCGGATCTGTTCCTCGGCTCGTTGCCGTGCAGCCTGAGTTGTTTGCGCGGCGGTTGCGCCGCCGTGGAGCTTGCAGTGGCCTGTACCCGGATGGTCAGTGCCCCATCCGGCGGGCCGAGTGCATGTGCCTTCGCTCTGCCGCTTACGAGCCCCGCAGCGGTGACTGTCATGACCCTCGCCGGAAAGTGGGACTGTCATGACCCTCTCCCTTCGGCCGGTGCTGGTGAAGTGCGGCACGATGCTCTGTGTCGTTCCGGCAGGGTTACCGTCCGGGTCCCGCCTAGGTCCCGGACGGCTGCCATGCCCTACCAACCCCACTCGCCACCGCGAATGGTTCTGTGACGCACTGCGGCCCCCGCCCGGGTGGGATGGGGCGGGGGCCGTGTGGTCGGTTTTGGGGCGCGTTGAGTATGCGCACGCCGAGTATCAACCTCTACTTGAGGGTTTGGCAACTCCTGGCAGGTAGTAGCGGGTGGATCGGCCGTCTCGGTGGGACAGGACCCCGTGTTGCTGCCATGCCTCGATGGCGCGCATGGCGGTGTCGCGGGAGATGCCGCACGCTGACGCGAGTTCCTTCTTGGTGGCCGAGCCCATCTCGGCGAAGGTGCGGTATAGGTCCGGCCATGCGTCGCCCACGGGCGTTCGGTCGGGGAAGCGGAGTGGGGCGAACTGTTCGGTCCATGGCTCGTCGGTGAGTGCGGGTTGCGGTTCGGTGTCTCGTATGTCGGAGTAGTAGAAGCCGACCTCGGTCGCGATGTCTGTGTCCGACACGTACTCGGCGCGGTACACGCGGGGGGTGTCGTGCTCGGGGGTCTGGGCGAGGAACTTGCCGGGCAGGTCGAGCTGCTCGGGCCGCCAACCCTTGGACTGGCAGCCCTGCCCGAAGATCAGCGGTCCGTGGCCGGCTTCTCCGGCGCGGGTGCTGATGCGGTTGGCGTAGTTGCCGCGGGCATCCGTGCTGCCGCCGAAGATCTTCCGGGATGGCTGCTGGGTCGCGGACACGAACTGGATCGCGAGGAATCGGGCGATGGCCAGCAGGCTCTCGTACAGCTCGGCGAGCTTCTTGTCCTGGCGGACCAGCTCGGCGAGCTCGTCAGTGACGACGAAGATGGCGTTGCCGTGCTCACCGGGCACCCACTTACGGACTGGGCCGCGGCCTTCGGCCATGTTCTTGCGGGACAGTTCGGCGAGGATCGCGCCCCGGCGGTCGCACTCTGCGCGGATCCACTCCAGTAGCTCTCGCGCCTGCTGCGCGTTCCGGGCAAGGGCCTTCATGCGGCCGGCCCACGGACCGAGTTCGGGTGCGCCGGGTTTCATGTCGACGCCGTACAGGTCCACATCGGTGCACCGGTTGAGGCGCGTCAGGATCAGGTTGGCGATGCCGGACTTGCCCCAGTCGGAGGCTCCGGCGATCAGCGTGTGCCGGTACAGCATGGTGAGGTGGAATGCTTCGCCGTCTTCGTCGCGGCCGAGGAGGACGGGTTCGCGGCAGGTGGTGACGCTGGTGTCGGTGACCGTGAGGGTGTTGGCGAGCGTGTCGGTCATGGCCATCTTGATGATGAGGTCGTTTGCTTCCGGGCCGGGCGCCAGGGCGAGGCGGCCGGGCATGCCCATGTTCGCCTGCAGTTGTGCTGCTCGCTTCGCGAGTACGGCTGGGGCAATGTTCCGTCCGGGTGGGGTCTTGAGGATGCACGACCACGAGCCGTCCGGGCCGCGGTGGAACGCGTGCACGGCGAGTGGCACCGTACCGGTGAGGGCGTGGAAGCCGCGGCGTAGCGCGGTCTCCTCGGGGCTGGCGCCGGTCAGGCCGGGGTCTGCGGCCTCCATGCCCATGGCGTCCGGCACCGCGCTCTTCGCCTTGACTGTGTCTACGTGGAGTTTCATGCGGGTGTTGCGCTGCTGCGCGAGCCACGGCCCGTACGCCCCGTAGGCGGCGCCGGTGGACAGGGCCCAGGCGGTGAGGGTGGGCCAGGACAGGCCGGCTGCTGTGGCGGTGGTGATGTCGGCGAGGGCGACGAAGCCGCTCCCGCCGATGTAGATCACGGGCTGGCTCTTGTGCTTGAGCCCGG